TCAGTCAGCTTTGTCAGGCATCATGCGCTGGATCCTGTCAACAAGCGCCCGGCGTTCCTGGGGGCAGAGGTCGATAACCTCCAGCTCCCCCAGCAGGGCATTCAACTCAACCTGTAGTTGGGCGGCACTCATTGCAGACCTCCCAGGCTAAATCTCTCCTCGCTGATCCAGCACTCTATATGAATGAGAGCTTCATCGATTTTGCTGTTTGCCATCGACCTGCACCCCTCGCTGCGCTCATCAGCGGTGGCAATGGCACACTCTGACGTCAACAACTTTGCATCTTCAAGAAGCCCTTCAATCTCAAGAAGATACTCAATCGTTTCGTTGGTTGGCTCTCCGCCAGACGGGAATGGAACCACATTGCTGTCGCTCATGCCGCACCCCCAACTTCCAGCGCAGTGATGATGACGCCAACCGCCTCAGCCCCCGCCTCGTTGTAGCGGAAAGTCTCCACCTGCTTGGTCGAGCTGCGGGATTTGTCCAAGAAGAACTTCCCGTATCGCTCGGTTTTCAGGTTGTGCTCGTTGGCGATGCGGCCCACCTTGTTGGCGCTGATACCAAACCGCTCACCCACCTCTCCGGCGGTGTAGTAACGCTCTGTCAGCACCGGAAGAGGAAGGATGTTGTCACCAACCACCGTGTTGACGGCCGTCGCCATCGCAGTTTGCCTTGCCTCCTGGCTCAGGTTGGGCATGACCGAGAGCGCCACCGTAATGGCATCTGCGGTCATCTTGATCGCCCGTGCCTGACGGTATTCCGGCAAGTAGGACTTGGCAGCCTTCCTGACGGATTGGCGATCGGCCTTACCGGTGGTCCAGTACTGCCACAGCACTTCGTCGCACTCTTCCTGATAGGCCACCACCTTCTCGCGGATCTCGGGGGAGACCTTGCCTGGCTGAACCGAGTAGAGCCAGGCCGGCAGCTTGCGGAGTGGAAGGCAGGTCATGGTCTGATTGCCACCGGCTGAAGGTATCACGATTTCCTTGATACCTTTGCTGAACTTGGTTGTCAGCTTCGCATGCTGGCCCTGCCAAGCCAGCCCCATCCCCTCAACCACCGGCTTCATTGGAACATAGGGTTCGCCTTGGTGATCGACCAGATAGAGGTTGTCGCCACGGAACGGCACGACCATGGACTGATTCGCGGCCCTGCCAATAACTTTGGTTTGCTGATACTGTTGTTGTATAGTCATATAGTAACTCCAATCATTTGCGTGCTTGGTTTACATCTCTCGACCCGAGCTGTTGGCGCAGCTTGGGTCGAACTTTTCCTACTGAAACTTAAACTCATTCAGATTTACCTCTCCCCTCTTTACCAGTGCATCCAGGACTGCCAGTCTGTACATCACCTCTGCTGCCAGTGTCCTGAAATGTTGGTCTGCATTCTCGCTGTACTCCGTGATCATGGCTGGAGTCATGCGTATCTGTATTGGTTTTTTCTTCTCGCTCGCCATCTTCGTTCCTCTCTTGGTTGTCGTTTCGACATGATGAAGATAATCCAACAAATCACCTCATGCAATGATTTTTCAATACCATATGTGAAACGATGTGCTTTGACTCTCCTGCGCTGCATGGTAAATACTTGCAACCATTGAAAAATGCTGATTCCTATCCCAATCAGCACATTAGGACCAATTATGGCTATCGAGAAAAAAACTAAGAAGAACACAACAAGCGTAAACCTTTCATTGAGGCTAGACCCACGTTCTAAGTATCTGATTGATCTACTCGCCAGGCAGCAGAAACGCACCATCACTGGGGTGATAGAGTGGGCGGTCGAGCGTGCTGGTACCGAAGCCATCTTCGATACCGAACGAGGTGAAAACTTCTTAGAGGTGATTGATGGGCTATGGTCAACCGATGAGTCCATTCGCTTGGCTAATCTCGCTCTGGCGCGACCCGACCTTCTGGATTACGACGAGCTCAGGATCTGGGAAACCATCAAAGCATCCCCAGATCTTTGGAGCACCAATGGTCAGTTGATGTATTCAACCTTGCAGGAAGAGTGGGATAATCTGTTAGAGCACGTCGAACAACATCGACTCAGTAGAGCAATCAAGCCATACTCCGTCTTATGAAGTGACAAACATCTTATTGTGGAGGGACTATAAACTTGATGCACCTCAATGTCTTAGTCCACAGATAGAGCATGATATGATATCTGTGTCGATTGATACGTTTTCGTATGCTTGCCATGTTTTTTATTGTAGCTAGGCACAAGTAAAGTATTTTTTAATAGGTGAAAATGTTAATCATTTTAATGCGTAGCGTTCAAATGGGTAGACAAATGAATAGTATAAAATTAGCCTTTACTTTGTTTTTCCTTCTTGCATGGTCAAGTGCAGCAAATTCGTCAGACATTTGCAACATAGTTCGTGGTGCGTATGTACTTGCCCAAGATAGTAGCAATACGTTCCTAGGTGTTATAGATAACAAGTTTAATAGCAAATCAATATTTAATGATTACGGTGACTACGGAAGCAAATATTCTTCAAGCTCAATCTGGAATGAGTATGGTAGTTTTGGCGGAAAGTTTGGAATGTATTCTCCATTCAATTCAATGTCAATAAACCCACCAATGCTTGTTCAAGGCAACAACATTATCGGCTATCTTTCTTCAAATAAATCCGTTGCAAATTCAATCAACCCTTCTATTCTAAGAGCTATTTGTGAAGATAAGCTTTGAACAATTTTCTATTATACAGCCGATTCATTTCTCATAAGATCAATCCAAACATAGCAATCCAGATCGCTCCGGCTGGATTTGCTGAAACACCAACAACCGGCCGCAAAGGGTATCAGTGCCAGGGTGAAGCTGACACTGAACGCTTTCAGCGCCACCACCATCATTATCAGAGCAAACAGAATCCACATGGTCAGGGCCCTCTGCGATAAAGGCCCCAGATTACCCCTAACACAGGGGCTCAGCCAGGGCCGCTATTCCCCCTTACTCCCAGTTCGACTTGTTCTTGTTGACCGCCAGATACACCAGGTCATTACGGCGGACCAGCATCTCATCAATGCGCCGGCGCTTCTCTTCTGCGGTCAGTGTGCGGTCGCGCTGGATCAGCTCGATCTTGTTGCGCACCACCCGGACCTGCTGCTGAGTGCGGCTCAAGCTGCGGCGCGACTTCAAGATCCCACCCTGCTCCTCCAGCAGCTCGCGGGCCTTATCTGTGAGCCCCTCACTGCGGTACTGGTCAACGGTGCGCTTGAGCTGATTCACCTCGTTCAGCATCCGGTAGAACTCCTCCATGTGCTGGGTGGACTTTGCAGGGCCAGTGCCGCGATACACCGCTTTCACAAGCGGGATCTCGTCGGCGCGCCAGCTTGCTGACTCACCAGGGCGCGAAGCCCGGATAAGCCCGTCAGCGGCAGCCATCACATAGCTGCCCATGGTGCCGGTGTAACCGATAACCAGGTGCTCAAGCTGCTTGGGTGAGAAGCCAGTGAGCTCCCCCAGCTCGCGCATCAGCAGGCTGGTTTGCTCGTTGTAGCGTGCCTCTGCCCTGACATTCAGGTCCTGTGGGCCGTCGATGGGGCCACCCTTGAAGAAGTCATAGTTTACCGTTGTCTCCACCACCGGCTTTGCGAGCTGGGGGATCGGGTTGAGCGCGAAGGTGTCGCCTATCGCCCTGGCCACCGCCTTTCCGAACTGGGCCCCGGTGTCCTTGTCACCCAGGGCCCGGGCCATGCGCTCGGGGATGGTACCAAACAGCACGCCAATCTCGAACGGCTTGGGGATCCGCCAATGGTGATCACCAAGCCAGAAGTGCCAGTTGGCATCTTTATCCCAATCAGGCAACCCTTCATAGCGCTCATCGTCCCAGTTGTGGGCCAATAGAGCTAGGCTCGCAGCCGTGATCATGCCGGCACGCTTGGCGATCTCGCGCGGGTTGTCGCGCAGCTCACGGCTCAGCTTTCCAAGGCCCTGGATCCGGGCGTTGAAGAACGGCAGCAGTTGGGACATGAGCTGAATTGTGCGAGCCGCACCCAGCATGGAGAAATCCATCAGGTCCTTCGACTCGAACGCCGCCTGGGCGTGGCTCTTCCCGGCCTTGATGGCAGCGTCATAAACGGCTTCACGGTTTCCGTTTTCAACCGCCTCACCCACCCTGCTGTATTTCTCCCATGCGTCTGCCACCACGCCCTTAGCATGCGCCGCATTGCGGATGATGCTCTTCTCGTATCGGGCGATTTGCTCCGGGGTCATCCCCTTGCGTCGCAGCGACTTACGCACGGTATCGGCCATCGCCTCTGGGTCATTGCCATTCACGTAGCCGCCCAGGAAGGAGGCTCCACTGAACATCACGTCAATGGTGCTGCCGTCCATGCGCCAGGTTTTCCTCACCCCCTTGATGGAATCAATCATCGGCTTGAAGCCATCCTTGCTGATGGCCCAGCTGGAGAGGGAGTCGCGCAGGAAGTTGCGCAGCATGAATTCGGGGGACGCGGTGATGCCTGCCGTTAAGATGCGCTTGGCCTTGGCGGCCACATTGACCATAGCGCCGAACGGCTCGCGGTCGAAGAAAGTCATGGCGCGATAGAGGTCCGGATCCTCAACCCGGATCATGTAGTCCTCCCCCTCCAGCTTGACCATGATCCTGTCTTTGCCATTGGCAAGGGCTTGGTAATCCATCTTGTTTGGCTTCGGGATGACCTCGATGATGCCGGTATCCGCCAGGTTCCAAACCGTCTTCTGGGCCGCCATGTTCTTCATGGACGCGTCGATCAGCTTGGAGGTCGAGGTAAAGATGTTCTCTAGCAGGTCGTTGGTGTTGGCCTCCCCGCCCTTGAGCTTCTTGATCCCGGCGTTCTGGTTGGCAATCCCCTTGGGCTTGAATGGGGCCAGCACGTCGCCATCCTCAGACTCGCGGAAGAACGGGATGTACCACTCGCTTTCGAACTCGGCACGCGCCTCCGGCGTAAACAGCCCTGCTTCCTGCGCCAGATCCAGGGTGGCGGCATTGAGGCGGTTCCAGCGGGCCTTGGCCTCCATGAACTTGGCTTCATTACCCTTGCCAAGCCCTTTCAGGGCGGCGATGTCCTGCTCACTCAGCAGATTCTCGCGCCCCTGCTCCATCAGGATCTCAGCCCGATGGCCAGCCATCCATCCCAACCAGTTGTGCAGGTCCTTGCCAAGGTCGGAAAAGATGCCGAGCAAGGCATCCTTTTCGCCGGTACCCGCCTTGCGCTGGATCACCCCATCCTTCCATTCCGGCAGGCCATATAGCATGGTGGCCTGCATGGTGGATGCCGCCCCGGTGGCCATTCGCGCCGCCACATAGCCGGAGTCTGCTGCATCCGTGATGCCAGCCGCATCCTCAGCATACTTGATGGGGGCCAGGGCATCGAGCACTTCGGTGTTGGCCTTCTTGATAAACCGGTCCACCCACGACTTGACCACGCTCCGCTCAACCTTGCGCAGCTTGTCCAGGCTGGTCTTGGCTTTGTCGATAGCGTCAGGCTTGGCACCAAGGTTGAGCTTTTCCATGGCTGCATCTGCCGCGGTGTCGGTCTGGCTCATCTTGATCCCGCCCTTCTTGTCTGGCTGCTCTGCCTCCTGGCTGAACTTCTTGCCGCCATCAGGGCCACCATCATCAGGCGAACCGCGCTTCATCTTTTTGCCAAGTGCCTCGATCAGGGTGCGGGTCTCCGCCGCGGTAATGCCATCCGGCACAAAGCCAACGGCGCGCAGCGCCTTGGTAACCCACGCCACAACCTGATCCCAACCGCGGCGCCAGGCGTTTTGCTCAAGTTCGGCCAGATGGGCAACCACCTCCTCCGCCTGCACCCCGATATCCTCGTCGGCGTAATGGGTATCTACCCACTCCCACACCGCCTTCATGCTTGGGTCTTTCTTCGACTTGATAAGGCGGCTGATCAGCTTGGTGTACTCGCCATCGCCAAGCACGTTGGCCAGGCCGTAGTGAGCCAACACTTCATGGCGCAGGATCTCGCGCATCCGTTTGGCGTTGGCGATGGTGTCAGCGGCTACATGCAGGGTGCTCGTGTCATCATCGAACGCGGCGCGGCGGATTAACCCCTCTTTGGCGACCAACCCTAGCGCCCGCTCCAACTCCCCCTGCGTGGCGTGGATCTGCACATCAATACTGCCTGCACCCCGGTACTGCTTGAGCCACTCCCTGGTGACCAGCTCGGCCTCTTTGCGGGTCAGGTGCTGCGCCGGCTTGTCACCCTGCGCCATGGCCTGCTTGGAGAACAGCACTCTTTTACCGCCCTCATCACGCTCCTGAATGGTGTCAAAGAACTGGTCAAAACCAGCCCTGATGGCAGGTATCTCCCCTGCTGTTGGATATGGGTAACTGCCATCAAGGCGCATGCCAAGGGCCGCCTCTGCATCCCATGATTTCTCGCTGACTATGTTGGCCAAATAATCGTTGCTGGCGTTCTGATCTTGTAGCTTCGCAATAAGGTAAGACTCAAATGCTCTGGCGCTCAGCTCTCGATCGGTTGTCCAGTAATCCTTGCTGCGCTTGTCATCCAACTTTCTGGAGCGCTCCTTGAGAGAGGTCTGCTTAATAGCCCGGTTTACAGCGCCAAAAGCATCAATCATCTCTTTGCGTACAGTTCCGCGATGAATGTACTGGCTTCCCATGGCGGATAGCGCAACATCACGAGCCTCAGTCATCATGTCGCCAGACTGCCCTCTCATCCTGGAAAAATATCCATCAAGAGCATGCCACCACTCGTGCCCAAGCGATCCAGCACCGTTCATTTTGGTCAGGTTGATCACCACCTTTCCAGGCTCATAGTGTGCCGCTGCCGGGTTAACGCCCCCTGATCCCCTCGCGCCAAAAGCCAGCCCAAGCTCACCATTTAGCGATAGCGACTTAGGTGAAATGCCAAGCACTGCAGCCATATCCATCAGTGCGTCGTAAGCGTTGTTGAGATCTTGCTGGCGGCGTCCTTGCTCAACCCAGTTACCGAACTCGACCCCTCGAAATCCAAATGCTTTTCCAAATAGCTCAGGAGTGACGTCAGCGCCGCCACGCATATCCTCCCCGACGCGAGGCAGGTTAATATCGCGACGCTCCCGAGGGATCTCCTTGGCCTTTTCCAGTTTACTCACCAGCTCGTCATATTTATCAGCACGATACTGGCGCGCGTCGCTTACTTTCTCGAAAGGTTCTGTCAGCGCCAGGTAGTTACGGCCAACCTTTTTTCCAACAATCCAGCTTTTGCGATTGTCAGAACTGTAGATATCAAACGACACAGCCTTCGGTTTGCTTTCCTGGCTTGTCAACTGCTCATAGTGACGCTTGAACTCAGATATCACCTCAGCTTTGCTTGCTCCGGATGCAACAGTGCGCGGCCAATTGCCAAATGCACTAGATTTACTCTCCCGGCTGATGGTCCAAATACTCTTTGGCGGGTCGTATTTAATGCCGTCATAAAGGCTATAACTACCAGAGGAAAGCTCAAGATCGGCCAGGCTGCGTTGATGCCCTACTGCCTGATACAGCTCAGCCTTGTTGATAATTGCGTGAGCGTTTCGCAAGTTTGACGACCACATAACGCTGCGAGCCTTATCGACATCAATTGATCCGTCCAGCAGACCAAGTGCTATGTCACGCATATTCTTCACTGTGCCTGCCCAATTTTTAACCTTGTAGCTGTTGCGAGGCTTTGCCGGGATGGCATCACGAGCAGCCCTGGCAATGGCAACAGCCTGTCGATCAACACCTGACTCGATGAGCTTGTCGTAAGCGGGTGCCGGCCACGCCTTAGAAAGCGGAAGCTCCTTTATCTGCTCAGCTGTTTCCCCCTCAACAGTGTCGCGGTATTCAGCCCATGTATCCTTGCGAGCACCACCTATTTTTTCGCCAAAATCAGTGATCTTGCTGTTAGCGTCATTGATTGCCACCGGCTTAGTGGTGTCCCCCTCCTTCAACCAGTTTTTGAACTCCTCCATTGGCATGGCCTTGATAGCGCCAAGCCCCTTCCAGCCCTTCTCGTAGTTGGCCTGGTAGCCATCCCGTGCTGCCTGCTCATCGGCAAAGCCCATCATCACCTTGTGCTCGTCAAACTTGCCGGTTTTGGGGTCTACCTGATCCACCACATAGACCATTTCGCTATCCGGCTTGTCACCGATGAACACATCGACATGATCCCCATCCGCCCCCAGAGTGCGCTTGATATAGCCGTAGTCGTGGGCCATGGTGGATTGCCACGCCTTGCCATCCTTGTCAGTGCCGGAACGGGTAGAGCCCTTGGGGGTCTCGAGCGCAATATCCATCCCCTGCAGGGTGAGGTGCCCCTTCTTGTAGTTGCCAGCCTCCTTCTGTGCCTCGGTGGGCTCCGGCGCCACCTCGGCGCGGGCGGCCTCGATCTGCTGCACCGGCTCACTGGCGGCTGGTGCTGAGTACTCCCGCACCTTGGCCGCCGATGACTTGGCCACCACCATGCCTCCCTTGCCCGGGATCGCCTTCACACCGCTATCCTTGGCCCACTGCTTGATGAGCGGCACCTCGCCTTTCAGGGTGATGGTGCCATCCTGGTTGTCGATGGCTTCTGCCCACGGCGTCGGAGCGGCGGCAGGCTCCGGCGCTACCAGCTCAGGTTGCGCCACCTCAGAAACAGCAACCCCGGAATCAGTGGCCGGGGTCGTCAGTGTCTGGTCATCTTGCTGCTGTCCATCAGGTACAGGTGGAGCAGCAGCGTAGTCTGCCGGATTTCCGGATCCAGCTCGGTCGGCGAGTCCGGCAATGGCTGGTTCAGCGCTCGCTGCAACTGGCTCGCCTGCTCCAGGCTGATCGCCTTGTCCTTCGCTGCTGACTGCAAGTACCTGGGGAGCCTGCTCATTGGAAACCTCTGCTTGTGGTTGGGTGGCGTCTGCGATCTTGGCGATACCGAAACCGCCACCATCGAGGGGAACTGGGGTTTCATCCTGACGACTGGCCAGCGCCGCCTCTTTCTCGCTGGAGAAAGGCAGGCCGCGGCGGGTCAGGCGCAGGCTATCGTATTGGGTGGGAGTTGCGGCAGGCTGTTCCTGTTCAATTTGAGCTGCAGCTGGTGCTGGTAGCTCAGTGCCTACCTCGCTTGCCACGCCATCAATGGTGGCGCCTGGCAGCAAGCCGCCACGCGGCGCAAGCAGCGAGCCATCATCCATCAGTTCACCGCTGACACTCAGGTCTTCAATCGCTGGCGCGCCGCCAGCAGGTTGAGGCGCGCGTTCAGCAAGTCCGGTATCAGGCCCAGCAGGATTGATTGCAGCGTCGGTGCCGGGATCCATCAATTCGCCTTCAAGTGGCACGATGGGACGCCCCTTGAAATCATGGCTTCCGCGCACAAACCCTTGACGTTCATAGGCTGGCACGTCACGGATAGGGTCGAACTTGCCAGAACCAAGAGGGTTGTTGGCACCAGCAAACATGTTGTCAATTTCGCTGCTGATACTGGCCCCGCGCTCAGCCTGGCGCTGATCCAGCCCATGGATCATGTCATCCATCTGACTGTCGCCAGTCACCACCCGTCGCTCTACGCGCACCACCGGTGCACTACGTTCCTGCACCTCAGGCCCACGCACACCGCCAACAACGCCGCCAAATGCACCGCCCAAGGTGCCCTCGTTCAGCGCAGAGGAGAGTACGCCAGCCATCGGATCCCGGGTTTCATCCGCCCACTCCGCCACCGCCTGGTTAACGGCGCGCTGGGTTTCCGCCCCCTGCCATGCTTCGGTGCCGCCTTCACCGACAAAGCCACGGACAGCCGAACCCGTTCTGGTCTTGCCTACTTTGCTCAGTAAACCACCCACGCCACCACCTGCCCCCGTCAGCGCACCAGACAGGAAGTCTGCAGACATGGCCCGCGGATCTGACCAGGCATCGGTTGCCGCCTGCTCGGCGATACCATCGATAGCCGCCCGACGAATATCACCAACACTGGCCCCCTGCATCTCGCCATCTGCCAGATCCCAATACGCCTGCTGATAGATGGGGTTGGCGTTGAGGTCATCATTGCCCAGGCCATTGAGGAAGTTGCGCGCCTCCTGCTCTGCCTGCTGAGCCCGCATGCCGGATGCCATGGCGCCAGCATGGGCGCCATAGCCAATAGAGGTCAGGCGGCCGATCGCCTTATCCAGCACCGCACGCTTGGCCGCCTCACTGGGGGCCGCCAGGTAGGCAGCCCGCACCGAATCAAGGGCGCCGGCGTTGATTGCGTCCTTCACCGTGGCCTTGGCCACCATTTCACGCGCCCTCCCCTCCACCAGGTCTTTGGCCAGCAGCTTGCCAGCTCCACGCAGCGCCGGCTTGGCCAACACCCCAGCACCCTTGGTGCCACCAACCAGCCCGGTGAACTGACCCATCACTGTGGCAAAGTTACCGACCCACGCTCGAGGATCTGACCAGGCATCGCCAGCTTCAATCTCGCCTGTTTCGGCATTCTCCTGAAAGAACTGTTTGCCCATGGCCTCACGCATGGGGGTGGAAACCTCGTCAAGCTGGCCATCAGCCCAGGCGCTGACGCCACGCCCGGCATCCTTGATGCCCTGCGAGTCGGTCAACTGGCCAACCGTCTCCAGATCGCCACCCAGCGTCTGGCCAAGGCCGCGCTGGAACATATCGACGGTATCGCCAAAGATGCCCTGCTCGCTGGAGTCGGCAGGCGCTTGTTGTTGGGTTGAATACCGCGTCCTGGCAGCCGCAATAAAGTCGTCCCGGGTTGGCTTGGCCATGTGTTAATTCTCCGAAGGCAATAAAAAAGCCGGCCCCTGTTAAGGGTCCGGCCATGATGGGGAAATTTTGTGCTACTGCAGCGCAAATGGCAAGAAAAGCCGACGTGACATCGCTCACTGACGCTCAACCTAAAACTGTGCAATATTTGACTTTTTGCAAATAGAAAAAGGAGGGTCTTGATGCGCTATAAAACCAGTGCTATTGCGGTGTTACTGTTTTTGTCAGGGTCAGCATCCGCTGAATGTATAGGTTCTGGCAACCTGAAAACGTGCTATGACAGCAGCGGCAACTCATACACCGTGCAGAAATTTGGCGATTCGACTTATGTGAGTGGGTATAACTCAAAGACTGGTTCTAGTTGGAATCAGGATAGCCAAAAAATAGGCAATAGCACCTTCACTAATGGAAAAGCCGCGAATGGTCAGTCGTGGAATAGTACGGCAACAAAGATTGGTGACTCCACCATAATATATGGCAAAGACAGTGGTGGGAAAAAATTCTCTGCTGTATGTGGGAAGTATGGGTGCTACTAAAAATCTCACTCCATGAGAAATGTAATCAATCCAAATAACATGGCCCGCCACTTGGCGGGCCTTTGTCACTGATACATCTTCTGATATGCGCTTGCCGCCATGGCATCAGGGTTCTTGTTCGCGGTGAGCGCTTCACGGCCAGACTGGATCAGCGCCTTCTCAATCGAGCGATCTCCCTGCAGGCGCGGGATAATACCCTGTGGCTTGGGTGGTTGAGTGGGTGTTGGCTGAGAGGGTTCCTGTGGCGGTGGATCCTGCGACTTCTGTGGAGCAAGAGAAAGCCAGTAATTAGCATATCCTCCACCACCAAATTCATTCAGCAACTGCTGGGCGCCTGGGTCTGATGCAAGCGTATAGCCCAGAGCGTCAATTTCACCCAGGGCGACGGCGCGCTGCTCTTCGCCTATCTTGTCATTCTCCATCAGCTCGGCCTTGCGCTTGGTCAGTTGATCCATGGTGCCCATGATATTCTTGGCATGCATCTCCCTGGCGCGAACGCTGGCATTGGCTGCTGCCGCCTGGGTTTCCAGGGCCAGGCGCTTTTCAAACATGGCCCAGTCGTGATCCCGGTTCTTCTGATTTTCGCCGGCCATCGCCTTGAAGCGGGTATCGTTCTCGGCGCGGCTGGCGTCGATCTGCTTCTGTGCCAGCTTGTCGCGGGCATCCAGTTCAACCTGCATATCGTCGCGGCGTTGCGCAGCTTCGCGCTGGCGCTGCTGTTCTGCAAACCCGGTACGGGCATTATCGACGGTGCCGGCCCCAACCCCCTTGGCCAATGCAGCGAGCAGGCTCATGCTGCACCCCCTTGCTGCTCTGCTTCATCCATCTTCTGCACGATGGCCTGCAGAATCTGTCCGGCCTCAGCCAAGATCTGGTCATCGATCACGTCGTTCTCGGCATCCATCTCCTTGAGCTTCTGCATGGCGCGAAACAGGGCGTCGATCTTGCTGTCAGGGTCATTAATCTTGCCGGATGCCAGCATCTCGCGGCAGCCAGCGTAGACGGCCTTGACGATCTGCTGCGCCGGCACACTGCGCCCCGCCTCCTTGGCTTGCTTGAGAATGGTGAAGATGCCACCGGCTACCGCGTCGGCCACCCCCTGGATCTTATCATCCCCGGCGCCAAGCCGGCCTGCTACGGCTTCTCCACCATCGCCCAGCAGTGCAGCCTCCAGCATCTGCATCATGCTGCTGTGCATGCCATCTCCCCCACCCTGGCTGGCTTGCTGTGGCGGTTGCTGCGGTGCCGCTCCGCCATCGGGAGAGCCACCCTGTTGCATGCTCTGAATCAGGCCCATCAGTACCCCCTTCTTCCTGCTGTCACGTTAAAGCGACTCGGATCGTAGTAGTTGCTATCGAAGGCCAGAGTGCCTTCACTTTGGTTGGCTCCTGTCAGGCTTTGGCGCGGCGGAGCTGCATAGCCCTTATCGCTCATTGACAGTGAACCGCCGCCAATATCTCTGCCAAGCGCCTTGTTAATCTCAGCTATGGCGGACGAGTTCGGCGCTTTCAGGCCATTACTGATGGCATTGAAAAGAAAGCCAGAGCCTGGCAATGCCGCAGATGCCACGTTTGCCGCTACGCTCACTGCCGCATCTGGCGTACCGCCCTGGCCGAACGTATCATTGACCGACCCCAGCACCCCTTTCATTTCGCCAGTGCCAATTCGCTTTCCAAGCTGGGAGTGGTAATCATCACCATCAAGCATGCTGGCTAAGCCGTTCCCGATATAAGAGCCTGGGCTGCCAAGCACGGTTCCGCCCACTACCGTTGCAGCTGAATGCCTGTTTGCTGCGTCAGCAACACTGGTCAGCTGAGCTCTTTCCTTATCAGTCGCAATGCCCTTGTTTGCCCTGCTTACCAAGTTCGCGATCACACCATGATCCCTGGCTATAGCTGCACCGGCTGAATACGCGGCCCTCTGATCAGCCTCGCTCATGCCAGGATCGGATCCTTTTTGGCTGGCACTGCCAGCCAGTGACTGGCGCTGCGAGTTGAGTGAGTCACCATACCCGGCACGCGCATAGCTGGGCGCTGCGCCGTAGCTGCTCAGGGCCTGGTTAACAGATGACACCCTGCCGGCTACCCCTTTCTTGGTGCCAGACTCACTTTCGCTTGCCGATGTGCCACTGGCCAAACCGGTATTGCCAGCCAGGCTGCCGCCAGACTTGACCGAGCCGCCGCTCGACTGGCTCGCTGAGTTGGATTTTTTGCCGCCAGTATCGCTGCTTGCCTTGCTTTGACCGGGTGACGATTTACCACCACCAGATTGGGATGCTCCCTTCCCTGATGAGCTGCTGTTGCTACTGTTCTTGGATGCAGAGCTGCCGCGATTGCCGGCTCCGGAACCCTGGTTGCGGCTGCCTTCTCCGCTACCGCCCTTCTGGTTGCTGGATGAGCCCTGGCTTGTGCCGGTCCCGTTGCGATCGAGCGCCATCAGTTACCCCCTAACGCGGTCTGGTTCTTCTTGATGTTGGCCAGCACCCCATTGGTCAATGTGCCGCCCTGGGTCATGCTGTCACCAGCCAGCCCGGGCGTAACCTGGTACTCAATGGGGGTGACGACCGGTGCACCGTAAACGGTATCCTGCCGGTTCCACTCCTCGTCGCGCAGCTTGCGCTGCTCCTTGATCGCGTCACGGTTCTCCATGTAGGAACCGCCAGCCACCAGTGCAGAGCCGAGCAGGGTGGCTGCCCCAGGGTTGTTCTGCATCCAGGTGCCGGCACTGGAGATCCCGCCCAGTACCGAGCTGACTGCGCTGTCAGCAAAATCCAGTGCGCTGGATACCATTCCACCAAAATCAAACATGCGATACCCCTTATCCGATATTTACGCCTGGTAGGCTGATGGTTGGGAAACTGGACCAGTCAGGACGAATGGTGCTGATATTTGAATAGAGCTTCTGGTACATGTTCAGGGTTGAGTTGAGCTCGGTTTTCATGCTGTTGATCAGGTTGGTCTTGTCTGCTGCTGTCATAGCCTTGTCAGACATCAGTGCCGCATATCGCTCGTTGTAACTGTCGATCGCTGCTTGCACCGAGCTCATATACATGCCGTGAGTGTTGGCAACCACCTGCTGAGACAGTTTGTCCTTGTCGTTCTGCGCCTGCTTGTCGATAACCCCCAGGTCATGCGACTGAGCGGCATTCTGTTGGGCAATAGGAAGTGCCGCATCAACCATGGCTCGTTGAGACGCCTCTGTGCCGATGGACGAGTTACCAAGACCACGCTGCGTGGCCGCCGCCTGACCGTTGGACTTGGCAACCCGCATTAGCAGGCTGTTGGAGTTCAGGGTTGAGTTGAGTTGGTCGTTGACGTTGGTGGCATCAAATTTAGGCGCCACCTGTTGCTGTTCTGGCTGTGCGCCAGGGCGGGATGACTGGCCAATACCCATCCCTGACAAGTCGGTTGTTGCCATAATGCGATCCTGTTCTGCGATATGAATCAGTTATACTGGCCATGGGAATTGGCGCTGAATTTCTTCGAAGCGGGCGATTCCTCGCTGGCGAACCACCTCATGGTCGCTTTCCCCCATCACCTGCATGCGAATTGCCTCGTTAAAATGGCGGTCTGACCCGGTTATTGGGTCTGCATAGGCCGCCAGGCGAAGTTGTTCAATCTCGCCTCTGCTCACTACCCTAATAACCCACTCGCCATTTTCTTTGGCAACGTAGTCACCATCTGGCCGCTTGCTTTGCATCTGTACCCAGCCATCCGGGCATTTACCGCCAAATTGTTGGGAGCTATCACCAGGTTTTGCGTAAATCATGGTTACTCCTTAATAATCAATGCGACTAATGAATACACGGCAAGGGGCCGAAGTAATAAGACCTGAAAAACCAGTGTGACCCGTGCCAGTTTGACTGCCTAACGCAATCAAACCGGTGACGCCTGTCTGGATGATTATCCCCTCACCTTGTTTAAATGTGGCTTTAACGCCATACCCAGCATTGGTATCAGCTAGCGCGAAGCTCGCGTCACACCAATTCCCGTTAATTTTAATTTCAGCCCAGCAAATAACGGGCACGCTATTGCCGAATGGATTTGGTATTACATAACGCGAGTTATTGACAATGGCAGCTGGAATTGCAGGGCTTACTGTTTCATTCGGCGCGCCAGTGCCTGCCGCGCTAACAAGGCAAGTATGTCTTACGGTATCTGGTGATAGCACACCCCAAGATAACCAAGAGTTATTGGCAATATTCTGACAAGTTCTCTTTGCTAGTAGACCGGAGTCGTTATTGTCTGGGTAATAAATTTGAAGGCATACACCGTTGAAACTGTAAACGTGCAATACACCGAAATTATATACTGGCGGTTTGTTGACTCCGCTTGCTCCTACTACATCGTAAATACCATCCTTGGTAATAGTATTCCAATCTTCATTTGTTATTTGTTTGCGATATATCGGCAGGTTGAGCTTTTCAAGGGTGTCGAGATTTACAGCATCACCAGGTTCAACTGGAGTGCCAACCTTGGTCGGCCCTTCAAATCCACCACCATCACGATGCGGCGCCGGCAACTTTGAAAATCCGCGACCAATGGCATCAAACTCCTGTTCAATGGCCAGACCGTCAGCAAGCTCGCCAGGATTCATCTCGGAAAGGCGTTCGTAGTAATTGTTAGGCACGTGAAAGCCTCCGCTGGATAAAGTTAATTGTCATCCCGGTGAGATTGAAGTTAGGTTCTGTAGCTGAGCGCCCAGACATGGCGACTGACAGGGCAACGCCATTACCCTGCAGCTGGATTGAGTTGCTCTCGTCTTGCGACTCGGTGGCCCAGTAAAACTGGTTCCAGTCCGAGTAGTTCCAAATCCCGTCCTGACCACCATCCTGCTGCAGTTGCATACTGTCAGACTGGTACTGCCGGCCATGGCGATAATCCAGTGAGTAGGCCATCTTGGCTCGCAATCTGCCACGCCTTGTCTGCTCCAGCGTCATACTGCGAAAGCTCTTGACCACCATTGGTGAACCAAAGTGGCTGTAGGCCAACCTGATCAGCCAGACAATATTGACGCCATCGAAGCTGGTAGCCTCTTCATCCAGCTCGAACACCCAGCCATCCTTGCCGGTGATGGTGAAGAAATTACGTTCAGCCAGCTCGTCGTAACGCCAAGCTTGATCTACAGGTGCGCCATAGGAGAACTCAGTTGCCTCGATGCTTCCGTCAGCATTGAGCTTGATGGCCAAATTTCTTCCTGATGGAGAGAACAGGCGATACTGGTTAGCCGCAGCCACCTGGGTGGATGAGTGCCAGCGGAAGCGCTCAATGATTGGCTGGATCTTCTCTGCTGGATCAAGCAGGTTCAGGGCGAAATCGCCAAATTCCTGCACCCGATCAAGTCGCACCAGGCCGCGATCTGACAGACCTACCGGAACAAAGGTTGGCTGCAACGTACCATCCTGTACCCCTACCGACTCGCTGATCACCTTCTGCTGCCAGTCTTTTGAGCCGGAACCATAGAGCGCCAACGTGCGATTCTTGGCGGTCACCATCAGCACGCCGCCTGCGCTGGTGCGCAGCCCGGTGATCTCATCACCCACCGCAAAGACGTTCGCCCCGAGCAGCCCAGACCAAGTAAGAGGGTTGCCTGGCCCTGAGTGGGCGTACTGTCCACCGCGGTAAGCAACAAACAGGTGACTGGCATGTGCCTCAATCTTGATGGGGGCATCAGCAGCCTCGTCGGCTTGGTTGGTGATGAGTGGGACAATTCGACCGTTCTCACGCAACTCAATTGCTCGCTGCACGCCGCTGGCAAGATAGGCGCGGCGCATGGCAGGATCGCCGAAGAAGTTGTGAACCAGTGTTTCGTAGCGGCCGCCAGCCTTGAGCACGATCGCCTTACTGGCCACTACCTCGCAGAACGCCGCGAAGCGGTACAGGGTGATTGCCGTATTGGTCGGCACAGCCCTGCCGTGGACGTTCCACACCGTCAGCACATGCACCGTGCTGGTAGAGGTATCCTTCTTCTTGTACGACACCACTGGGAAGAACTGACCGCCAACCAGCGCGTACCAGCCGGCGTTGTCCTTCTCGTCGATGGTGCCGCCGCCAAGCATGTTGGTGGCGGTCTCAGCTGTTGGCGTTGTCGTACCGGCCAGCGCAGCGTTGAGCGTCACCGCATAGTTGTTAACCGGAGCAGAGCGCAATACCTGCCCGGCAGACAGAGACTGGCCGCTTGGCAGAGCCAGCGTGCCGCTGTAGCCATCCCCTGCCATCTGCGCTGCACAGTTGAAGGTCGCCCCGTCACTGTGGCGGATAAGGTTGAGATCGCCGTCATCAATCCCAAAGCCATCCTGCACAGTGACTTGAGATCCAAAGCTGGTGATCTCCTGCCACCCTGAGCTGGTTGCCCGGAACAGACCGCCGACCTCAAGACTCTTGTCCCTGATGGCGAACACTTCGTCACGGATTGCAACAACGCAACGAACCGGTCCAATACCAGGAACCTGGCCGATCGCGGTACGCCGCCAGTCTGCCGCCTTGGCTGATGCCGTCAGCATGTCGTCGATGGTGCGGGCTGAACGGGACGGCACGTTGGCCAGCGTGTAGATGGCAGCCCCAATGCTGAATGTGGCACCTACAGCCAAAGATGGGCTGGCGTCGGTACCGATAAAGGCATCGTTACCAGACACATACAGCAATACCCCGGCGCCACCGCTCCATGTCACCGCCTGAAAAGTGGCTTGCGGAAGCTGAGTGGCGCCATTGGTGCGAAAAACGAAGTACCCCTTGGTCTTTGATGGCCGCGGCCGACCATCGAAACGGTCAAACCCCAGCGTGCGCCGGTAACCACCAGTAATCCCCGGCTCCACGTTGATAGCCGTGATAGCAAACCCGGGCGCCTTGGCCAGCGGCGTAGTGGCGAGATCCAGACCGCCACCAAGCAGGATGACCTTGCTCTCGATGGATGGCAGTCTCAAAACTCACACCCTCCGCCAGCAAAGGTAAGTGGCGGCACATACCGTCGCACCAGAATGGTGTGGTAGGTACCCCACTCCTCCTCGGCCCGAATGCGCAGCTCGGTCGTCACCTGGCTGATGGACATGCCGCGCAGAGCATGCCACACGATGGCCATGTGGTACGCCTCATCAATGAACGGGGTATCGGTGTCTGCGGCCAGAGTCTGCAATGGCGTTGCCGGCGTAGCTTTCAGCCACTCCCAATCATTGCGGCACATCTGGATTTTCTGCCATGACTCACGCACTGCGTTGACATAGCTCAGCATCCGGCCGCTTTGGCCTACCACGGTATCAGGGCCGCTTCCGAGATCCTGGCACTCGGCCCGCAGCCGCTGGCACAGCTCGAGAAAGGTCATGGTTAGCCGACCAGGCTGACCGGGTAGGACTGCACGGTGCGCGGCACGAGAGAGCCATCCTCGGTCTGCACGTAGCGTGTTTCTGTGGCCTGCAGTAACACCTGATAAACCGGCTCAGGTACGTATACATCCTTCTCACGCTGGACGATGTAGGCAACACCGTTTACTCCGGCATAGACATCATCGTTACCGCGGCTGCTGGGGTCGCGCGAGATCCTGATCTTGACCTTTTTGGCCTTGTTCAGCTCACGCTGCTCAGCGGTAGGGGTGCCGGTAATGGCTTCAGCGCTCGGAGCAGTGTTGGCGTCACGGGTGATACCGTTCGCCTGCTCCTGCTCGATGATCTCGGCGACCAGTTTGTCGCGACTGGTATTGGCCGCCTTGTCGATACCGAAGTTATCGGACAGGTATTTGCGCAAGTCAGCTGGCGCGGCGTTATTGAGGTCAATCAGTTCCATGGCTCTATGCTCCTGAAAAAAGTAAAAGGCCCGCACTTGGCGGGCCAGTTATTGATTGCGTATTAGAGGGCGGTGACCGCAACCTCGATACGGGTCAACCACAGCTCATTGAGGCGAACTGCAGTAAACCAGCTCTTCCAGGAGGCAGAGCCACGCTGACCGAGCGGATCACCACCGCGAGGGGTGTTGGGGTTCAGGATCATCGGAACGATGGACCCCGGACCGCCGTTACCCTTGAGAGGTACGATACCGAAAGCGTTCTGCGCCAGTACCACCATCGGGTACACATCGGCACTGGTGCCGCCAGTGGACACCATGGTGCCCTTGGCGCCACCTGCATCCGGCAGGGATGCCAGAACTGGGGAGAGCACGAAGCGGAACTCCTCCACGCTGCCGATCTCTTCCGGGCACAGCGGCTGGCGGGTGCCGTACTCGGCAACTGACTTAAAGCCAGCCAGGCCGCGGATATCGGAGTCGCAGTCGGTGTGAGCAACCACCACAAACGCCGCTTCGACCGGCTTGGTATCCACGTTGACAGACGGAGCCAAGATCTTGGTGATCTTCTTGGCGCGCTGCTTCTTGAGAGAACGAGCAGCCAGACGCAGCTTGTTGAGGCTGATCGGGGTGTTCACGCCATTACGAGCAGAGCCATTCGCATAAATTACGTTGGTTCCGCCAGAGAGAACACCCCAAGTCAGCAACTCAAAGGTTTCGCCAGCTTGCTCACCCAGCAGCATCTGCACATCCTGCAGCACCGGGTCTTCGTGGGTATCTGCGATCACATCGGTGATTTCGCACCAGTCGCCATACTGAGACATGCTGACGGTCACATCCTGATAGGCCATCTTTTTGCTTGCTGGAGTGACCCCCTCGGTAAGCGGGGTAGTTGCCGGAGCAAACGGCACCGGGCGGCGGAACTTGACGGTCTGGCCCTTGTTCTTGGGCTGCGGCTTGGGGTCACCAAACTTCTGCAGCACCAGGATCGGCTCGGCGTGCTCCAGCATTTTCACTTCGGCAATGATGCCGACACGCGGGGAGATATCCCCGTAGGTAGTGGTTGGCATAGCTTATTTCTCCTGAATCAGAATTTGCGCTGCGTCAGGCGTTTATCAGCATCGGCTGCGGCGCGGCTAAACACAGAGGACTCATCCGCTGTATCCACCGTGGCGCGGCCCTGACTGCCGCCAAGCGGAGCCATGTCTGCCAATTTGCGCTGGCGCTGTGCGTTGCGTTGGGATTGAGCTTGGAGCTGGGTTGACTTGTAGAGGGTCAGAACCACATCGGCGTCAGCGGCACTGTCGGAGTTGGCAATGGACTGCACAGAGGCGGGCTGCGTGGCGATCCAGTTCTGGAACTCCTTGCTAACCACAACTGTTTCAGCGTCGGGGTGCCGACGAATCAGCTCGTCAGTCTCGATGCCGAGCAGTTCCTCCTGCTGTCGTGCCTGAGCCTCCTGGTGCAACTTGGCAACCGGCTCCTTTACTTGCGAGATTTCGCTGCGCAGGCCATCGCGCAGAGCGTCGGCAACGCCTTGCATGTGGTCGGCAATATCGGGATAGTCCTCGCGCATTGCGGCAATGCGACTCTCCAGAGCATCGAGCTGGCGGTTGGCTTCCTTCCCATCCCCCTGCTTGTCTGCCTGCTGGATGCTGACTACCTGCTCGTTGAACTGGCGCTCTTTCTCAGCAAGTTGCCGCTGTGCAGCGGCGTACCGACCATTGGCTGAACGGGCTGCCTGAGCCTCCCGATCCCGATCGGCGATCAGCGATTGCAAGTAGGCGCGCTGCTCTGGAGTGGCATCACGGAACAGGTCATCATCACCGGGTGCGGCATGCTGCTCTGCAGCAGAGGCGGCCTCCTGTTGATGCTGTTCACTGCCGCCATCGCTGTCGGCGTGATGTTGCTCGTCGTGCTGCTCGTCGTTGTTTTGCGGCTCGCTGGTTGCGGGCTCACCACGCAAACGCGCATCGGCGGCGGCAGAAGCTTGTGCGAACACATCCAGCTCGCGGCCATCGGCGGCGCCTTGGTCAGCTCCTGTTGCGGCTTGGTCGTTCAGGTGATCCATGTAAAATCTCCAAAAAAAAGCCCGCACATGGCGGGCTGTTGTTACCTTCCGGCATTAACCGGCTGGCGTGAAATCGGTGATCAGCTTGTCGAGCAGGCGGATTTGGGCTCGGATGGCCTGCGTCTGCTCGTGCTCCATGTCCTGCTCCAGATCGCTGCGAAGCTGTTCGATCTCGTTTTTCAGGTGCTGCAAGACAGCGTTGGTGTCCTGGCTACGGCTGAGCATGAAATGCCTCTTGCAGCAGCGGCCCAACTGGATAGCCTGCGCTGGCAAGACTACCAGCCAGCTTGATGCCGCTATCGATGCGCTCTTTCGCTTGGCGAGTGCGGCTGTAGTTGGCCCACGGATTGAAGGCGACGCCGTAGAGCTTGGCCATGGTAGTCACCACGGCGATATGGACGATGGTCTTTTTCATGCTGAGCGAAGCTCCTCTACGGCTGCCAGCCTTTCCTCTAGCGCGGATGCGTACTCGCGCATAGAAACCAGTTGGCGCTTCATGGTGTTCCGGTACGACACATACATATCGCCAAACTCACCTGAGATCTTGATGTCGAGCTCAAGTCTGGCGATCCGAGGCTTGAGTTGTTCAAGTTCATTGCTGATGCTGTTCTTGATCCATGCCACGGCTTTATCTTCATCTTCCCTGATTTGCTGGTTGGTCATGGCTGGCTCCAATAAAAAACCCGGCGCATGGCCGGGCTATGAAAATGGCGCTGGTTGCAGGACTCGAACCTGCGTCACCCCGATTATGAGTCGGATGCTCAACCACCTGAGCTAAACCAGCGTAGTTACTCTCTCACCCTGCCTCCGGCAGTGCTTGAGCAGGCCCTTTACCCCGGGTGGGGAGATGGGATCACCTCCTTGTCCAGATAGCGGGCACCAGAAACGCAAAAACCCGCACAAGGCGGGTTATGGGACTCTGGCAGTCTTAGAGCTATTTTGTGCCACCTGCTGGAAAAGTCAACTACTCCAATCCGTAATTCCCGGTCGGCGGCATAATCTCCTTCATTCGAATCTCGGCCATGAACTTCTGGGTATCGTGCGCCTGCTGCTTGTCCAGCTTCTCCAGCTCAATCATCAGCTGGTCACGGCTCATCTGCTTGGCCTGTGCCAGCTTCATCAACTCGATGCGCTCACGGCGCTGACTGTCCTCATGCTGCAACTGCATGGTGGCCAGCTTGTACTGGCTGGAGAACTGGAGTTCCTGCTGTTTGAGCGATGCCTGCAGCTGGGCCATCTGCAGGGCATTGGCACTCTTCATCTGGGCGAGCTGGGTCTCGTGGTCAAACTTGGCCTGAGCCAGTTGCTGCTCCATCTGCAGCTTGATGAGCGCCGGGTCTTGTTGGCCAGACTCCTGCATCTGCTTGATGGCAGCCTCGTACTCCTCTTTGCTGCGCAGGATCTTGGCCGCGTCGATGTGCATGGACTGGAACAGCGTTGCCATCGCGTCGTATTCATTGAACATCGGCGCAAACTTGGGGTTCTGGCTGTACTTGTCCAATATCTGGGTCAGCTGGGCTGTTTGGATCTCCTTGACCAGCAGCGCGCTGGTACCGCGGGCCTGCACCTCGAAATCACCCTTGATGGCTGCATCATCGCCAAACTGCATGTTCCAGTTGTAGAAGCGGCGGATCATCGGCTTGGTGATATTGTCGTCGTACTCCTTCACCTGCTGGCGGCGAACGGCGTTGGCCGCGTTCATCAGCATCGACATGCCGCCAAGTGTCGGCGTCACCTGCCCCTGCTCGCCCTGGCTGATCATAGGCACCCCGGCCTCACGGTCGAGCAGAGAGAGTGCCAGCTGCAGGATGTTGGCCATATCGCCCTGGCGGCTGTCGAAGTGGAACACCCCGAATGCCTTCTGAACCTCCGCCCATTGCACACTCGAATCCATCTCCCACACTTTGAATGGGGTAGCCTCCCAGTTGCCATCGCTCGGCGTGATGAGTCGCTTGTTCACCACCACCTGCGGCCCGACGGTCTTGGCGGCGTTGTCCAGCATCGCCCGCCACGCAGAGTTGATGATCCGCTGCGGGTGGCGCATCAGGTAAGGCATCGACAGACCGAAGATGCTCCCTTCGTCCGGCTCGCAGACGTAGACGGAGTATGGCCACTCCATGGTGTCCATCGGGTTGATGGTCACTTTCAGCACCACATCCCCGGAGAAGATCACCACCCCGTCGCACTCGCGACCACCAAGACCCTCTGTATCCACCCCGGCGAACTGCAGCACATCGAGCGGCACCGGGCCGTGATAGGTCCAAACCTCGTAGCGTGAGTCCTGATTGGTTGGGTTGAGACCGCACAGGTAACGGATCTGGTCTACAAACTCGGCGTAACGAGTGCGGGTATTGGATGGGTCTTGCGCCAGCAGCTTCTCCACCTGCTCCGGGATGAAGCCCATGCTTTCCAGATTGAGCAGCTTGCGCAGCTCCTTCTTGGTCATGTACTCCCGCTCGTAGACAAACTCGCAGTCGGCAAAGCGGGTGGCGCTCATATCTGGCACGAAGTCCCACGGCAGCACGCAGCGAGCCCCCGGCTTGAGGTCTTTCACTATCTCGACAGCCCACGAACCATCCTCGCCTGGCAGCCATGCCTGCTTGATGGCGCTCTCGACGATCGGCCCCTTGAGGATGCCGGTGCCAATCTTGGCGGCATAGTGCAGCATCCGGCGCGATTCGGCGTTGTAGTCACAGGCGATCAGCTGGTCGTCGATGGTCTTTTCCATCGCTGCAGCTGCGGCCTGAGCCTTGGCCAGTATCTGCGTGGCAACCTGAGCCTCGCTCGATGGCTGCTCATCTCCATCACCATCCATCACCACGCTCTTTGCCATCATGGACAGTTTGGGGTCTGGGGACGGCGCGATACCGTAGTTCTTGTCATCGACCGGGAACAGCATGTCCCCCATCTGGGCGGCCCATGCGTCTGTCTTTTCGCGGGTGACGTTGACGAATGCCTGCGACTTCTTGGCCTCTTTCAGCTCCTTCACAAACTCCGGCTCGTACTCGCCGCGGTACTGGCGCAGGTCATCAAGCCAACGCTGCTCTACAAGGCTGCGCTGCTGGAGCTGGCTGCCAAGATCCTTGAATAGCCCACTGCCGAACAGATCGATGAGTGAAAGGCTCTCCACCGCCTCTCCAGACAGTGTAATTTCGGTCGGGTTTTGCATGTCAGTATCCTGTTACAGAGTCGGCGGCGCGCTGCGCTGCCCTGGTGGCGTTGCTGTTGATGGTCTGCTTGCGGTCCCGCTCCGGCATGGCGCCTAAGCACAGGTACTGGGATGCGTCAGCAGGGTGGGAATATTGGTTCTTGTCTGGCTGCTCGGTGAACTTGGTGGCGCCGGCCACGTTGAGCTGCTTGTACTGGTATCCAGTCTCGTAAGCCTTGATGATGACCCGGCAGTGCGGGCTGATAAGCAGTGCTGGCTGGCCCTTACCGACCAAGCGAGACATCCACCACCGAACCCCCTCAAGGCGTGCCATCAGGTTGTTGGTGTGGGCAGGCTCTGCTGGCATCCCCTTCTCGCCCAGCACCTCGAAGCAGGTGGTTTCGTCTGCCTGACTGCGCCCTACCCCTGCCGGGTCACCCCAGATGGTGAACTCCATGTTGGGATAGCGGCTGGAAAGCAGCGGCGACAGTTGCTCATCAATGAAGCGCTCGATCCCCATGCCGGTGGCCACCACCTCATCCAGAATGCGCAACTGCCCGAAGGCGGTGATCTGGCCGATGATGGCGGCCGGGGTAAGCCCGAAGTCCATACCGATAACGATCGGCAGCGACTTGATGGGGCTGAGCTTGTCCTTGGCGACGTGCAGATCCCGGTTGAAGTGGTCGATAAAGACCGGCTTGCCGGTGGCCACGGTGGCAAAACGGTTGCAGATGCGTGAGCGCACCCAGTTCAGGGTCTTGCCGCCAAGCTGGTCAAACCAAGCGTCATACCCCTTCTTGTTGTTCTTGACGTTCTCCGCCTTGGGGTTGGCCACGAACCGGCGCCCCAGATAGTCACGGAAATAGCCCGCATCGATAAGCGCCTGCAGGTCTGGCGAAATGGGCGCCCCGGGTGATACCTCTACCAGTGCCCCTGGCTGCTCGTAGAAGCTCCAGCCAACCGGCTTGAGGGAGTTGCCGTCGTCATCCTGTCCGAACTCGAAGGTGTGCCACCAGTGATCCTCATCCGGGCTGTTGGTATCCATGATGAGTCCGCACCACGTAGGGCCGCCGTCCTTGCCGGATGGGTAACGGGCTTGCACCGCCCGGGATGCCGCCTCGTTCACAATGTTCAGGTCGAGGAACTGGGCCTCGTTAATCCAGACGCCAGTCATCTCTAACGACAGCATCTTGCGGATGTCCTTGGGCCTATCCATCGACAGGAAGAAGAACTCCGCCTCGATAATGGTCTGGCCGTCAGGGTGCGGGATCCGCATCATGCCGACGATCGGGGCGTCGAACTTGATGGGGCACACCTCTTCCGGGATCCAGTCCTGAAAGGTCTTGATGACCGTGGCCTTGAGCTCGCCGTAGGTATTGCGGATGCAAACCCAGCGAGTCTTTCTCACGCCGTCTGCGTTGGGCTCCTGGTTGATGGAGACATCCAGCATGAACATCACGCAACCCACGGACTTGCCGGAACCGACCGGTCCACGCACCGCGGCGATCATGGGCCGATCCCGGTGGATAGCCTCAAAGGTCGGGCTGGGCTTGTAGGTGATGGTCCTAATCTCCATCGCTGCCCTCGTCCTTATTCAGGAAGCCCAGGTTCCACAGCACCTGCACGCCGGTATTCTTGCCCTTGCGCAGCAGTTCGTACTCGATACGGGCCTTGTCGGTCAGCGCCTTGTCCTTTTCGGACTGAACCCGCTTGTGGTTGGTGCTCTCGACGATGTACGGGATCTCGACGATGGTTTTTTCGAGCTGCACGATGCGACCGAGCACGTTATCCATCGCCCGGGTGGTGGAGTTGTAGAGCTTGTAGAGAGACATCCGCTGCTCAATGTCCAGCTCGTCCTCTGGCAGCTCCAAATCCTTGGCGATGCGGCCGAGCGTCAGTACCCCATTGCGGAATCCGCAACGCATGGCGACCAGCTCGTCGGACAGGTTGGCCTTCACCGCATCCTCGATCACCTCATCGGGAAAGAACTTGGCGTACACCCCATGTCGTTGGGCAGGCTGGGCCACTTTGGTGGCGCGCGGCTTGTCTGTTTTCTTGCGGTGGTCACGCTCTGGGTTGAGCGCGTCAGTCACCTTGCCGGCAGTGCGGCGCGGCGGCCGCTTGGTTGGCGGCTTCTTCTCTTTGTTGTCGGTCATGGCTATCTGGTACAGCGCTCCAGTGCGTCGATGTAATCGAGCAGGCGAGCCGTAGACTCACCAGAAAGAGAAACCCCGCCATCAGCGGCGGGGTTCCAGTTCAGTTGTGGTGCAGGTGGCGGGCAGTTAGGGTTTATGCTGCTCGTTGCGCACCCCGTCAGAAGCAGCGCCAAAGCGATCGGCAAAGCGCCCTTGCGGGTCAGCATGGTTCGCATCGTGTTCCTCCTGTATCTCTCTGGCTTGCTGAATGCGGAGCAGCCGCATCAGCTCGTCAGCGAGCAGATCCAACAACTTCAAGAAGGCGTTCACGGCCTTCGCGCCTTGTCTGCCGGCAGGTTCAGCGCCACCTTGTCCAGGATCTTGGCCAGCCAGGTCAGGAAGCCCTGCACCTTGCCGATGATCTCGTCATCCCGAGTTGACGGGGTTACGGCAGCGATCTGGGCCAGACCCTGCACAATCAGCGATGCAGCGCCAACAACCGCCATCAGGATGAAAAACCAGTGGACGGCAATATCAATCACGTTCTCCATGTCTACCTCACAGGTTACAAATCCGGCTCAGCCAGCCGTAGGCATTGGCCTCCTGCGACTCCTGACGCTCAGCCAGGGTGATGCAGTGGGCAATTCGAAGGGCGTTCACCGACTCGGCCAGCAGGCGCTTGCCACCGGCGCCGCGCGCCTTGATGTACGCCTCCAGCGCAGAAAGAGAACGGGGCCCGATGGCCCCGTCTGCTTTCACGTCTGGATAGAGTTTTTGTCGATCGTTCAGCACATTCAGCAATCGCTGCAGGTCGGTAGCCGCTCGCCCTGGGCCTGAGTTGACCCCGTAGTCAAAGAGGTAGGTGGCAAGGTCAGCATCGAACACCTCGATGGTTGATAGGCGCAGCTGGTTCCAGTAGGAGGTGTAGACCTTGACCGCCTCCTCCTTGGGGTAGTCGCGCATGTTGCCGGTATAGCCGAACTGGCGAGCAGTGGCCTGAGTCACCCCCCAGCGAGTAGGGCCGCCGCGATCCTCTGCACGGTCAGTGAACTTGTCACCGCCCTCGCGCTGGATCACCTCGTCAATAACCTGTAAACGGATGCTCATCAACCTCTCCCCATCCAGCCGGTAGCCCGGCGCTCGTACAAATCGAGAGCCTTGGACCCCATGTATCCAGACATGCCAGCCATAAAGCCGCACAACGGTAGAGGGGCAGAGAAGTACCAGCAGAGCAGCATGGTCAGCATGCCGGCAAACCCGGACACAACAACCTGCAGCAGCGCCTCAACCCATCTGAATTGCCTTCCCTCACGTTTGACTGTCTGTATGTAGGTCACAAGCCCTCCCCATACGCTGAGCCCGCCAAACGCAAGGTAGGCAAGCACGCTGTAGTTCTGCGGGTCCTTGTCAGGCGTCATCGTCCCTCCAGAAACGACAAAGCCCGCACAGTGGCGGGCCAGATACAAAAAAGCCGGGCTCAAAAAGAGTCCGGCTATGATGGATAGATTTTGTGCCACGCGCCCGCAAATAGCAAGCAATCGCAGATATTGGCAGGCGACGGGTTATTGACGGTTGGCGCTTTTGAGCATCAGCCCCATACCAGTATAAGCCGCTGCCTTCACCACCGAGTTGCCAACCTCTGCGCCATCTTCAAGGGCTTTAATGAATCGGTCTTCATCAATCATCCCGCTTTCACCGATAGCTACAAGCGCCGCGGCCCTTACATCAGAGCGTCCGTCATGAGCACCCATCAGTAAGGTTTTAACCAACTTCTCTTCGTTATTCATCACGCACTCCCGTATTTGTGCTTATTTCATCTTCCGGTACCGTTCCACCTGCTGGAGGAAGAATGCCTGCATCCCCCCCTGGTAGTTGCTGACCTCACTCTCTGCGGGTGTCTTGATATCCGGGTTCCGTTCTTTCCAGACCGCATAGGCGGCCGCCTTTTCTACCTCCACCCGCTCTTGTTGCTCGGGTGTCAAACTGCATAGGTTGTGGCTCATGGTGCCCTCCCGCTGCCGATGATACCCCACCCGGCGGAGAGGAAAAGAAAAAGGCGCCACATGGGCGCCTAATCCGGGATGCTCGTCACCGGTAGTAGGTGGTGAGCTTGACCTCATTTCCACAGTAACTTACATCTCTGCGGCCGTAGTGGGTGAATATCACCTCACCGTCGAGTGAGTAAATCTCATCACCAGTGCTGTTTATTATGGTTCGCTCCAGGCGACCATCCTTAACCAGTTGTGGGATCTCATCAACGGAAACTCCGCGCACGAAAAGGTGTTTAATGACGGCCTCGTCGATTGATTGGCGAGCATAAACGGCAATTTGGTTTGCCATTTCATTAATCGAGTCTTTTGCGAAGTTCATTTCGAATTTGTATGCATCGTCCATCTCGCGACCCCAATTAAATCTGTGATTGCTGAATGGTACCAACGAACAAGCATTGCTCTCAATCCATGTATTCATGCCGCCTTGGCCTTATCCAGGTACTGATGGAATGCCCGAACCGCATCGGAGTAGCAATACTGCAGCTCTTGGGCGGCGTTGCGCTCTGCATCGGTGGTCAGTGCCGGGGCTGCGATATACCCGGCGTGGCAGTGCGGGCAGGTGTGCGGCTTCGGCTTGGTGAGCTCCCCGGTACCGGAGCATGCCGGGCAGCGCCCACCCTGGGTGTCACGCTCACAGCGGGAGACGATAAGCGCCCGCACCCGAGCGGCGTTATCGTGATCCCCCAGCAGCTCCAGCTCCCTGGCACGCTTCGCTTCACGGCGGCCATAGGGATGGTGGCGTTTGTAGAGGCGCAGCAGTCGATCGCTGTCGCCATTCAGTTCGGCGGCACTCATCACCGCGCTGATCGGGTAACTGGTGACCAGCTGGCGCAGGGCGATACCATCCCCTAGGTGGCGGGCGCGGATCACCTTCACTCCGACAGGGTACAGACGCTCAGCGTGAGCCAGGGCTGCCAGCACTTCCTCGCGACCTACACTATCCGGCGATCGGCCGGCGCGCTGCGATTCTGCCTCAATAGATACAGCCTTGGGGCCGTGCAGCTTGATAAGTAATTCCATGCTCATGGGTTGGTCCTCTGGTCTTGGTCCTGATTGAAAGCGGTAAGCAGCCAAGCGCGCAGCTGGCCTGATTGAATATGCTCTGGCGTTGCCTCGATGACGGTCCACCCCAGCAGGGCGGCCTCGTTCATCTTGGCTCGGTCCTCCACAAACCCCTTGCCGCGGGTGTGGCGACCACCGGAGTGGATCCCGCCGTGGATCTCGACGGCGATCATGCGTGTCGGCCAGGCGTAATCGAGTCGCCACTTGCGCTTGGGGTGGAATACCAGCTCGGTGGCTGGGTCAGGGAAGCCGACAAGCTGGGCCAGCACTCGCTGGCGCAGGGCATCCACCTGCTGCGCCTTCTTGACCTTGTTCACGACGGCCTTGGCTTTCGGGTTATTGCTGAGCAGGCGGCCGGCATCGATAGCGGAGAGGTGGATCATTCGAGGTAGGTCTCCATGAAGCTGACCTTGGCATCCTCAAGTTGGCCAAGCAGGGTAAAGGGCTGATGCCCATTGGCTACTGCCCTGGTGCAGGTTCCATCACCATTTACGGTAACGATAAGGCAGTTGACCACCTCACCGCGCCTGGCGCTCTCCAGCATATCCTCAAGAGTGGAGATCACGTTGGCACCGCTCTCCTTCTTAACCGCTGACAGGCTGACAACCTTGTCACTCATGCCACCCTCCCGATGGTGTTCTTGCGCAGATCAGCCACTTCCCGGGCTACCTGTTCGAGCAGAGACTCCTCGCTGCCGTGCTCCTGCTGCCAGGTGCGCGGAGCGGCGTGGAATCCGGTGGGGTAGCAAGCGCGGTGGTGCCGGGGGCACAGCGGCAGCACTCTGGTGTGCTCGGCGCGCTGGGCCATGCCAGACCCAGAGCGCACATGATGAATTTCACTTGGTGTGCTACCCAACCCCATGTTTCTACAAACCACGCAACACAGTGATGCAACATCATCAAGCCAGCGTTTATCAGCTTTGTTCTTACTCACACCACATGCCTCCAGTTGGAGAAATACCTGACTTTGCTTACGCACCCAACTGACACGCCAAACTTTTCCGCGAGAACATCAAGCGAGGCGTCTGATGCCCTTATTTCTCTAACCGCCTCGTCAGTTAATTTTCTAAATGGGTTTTTCTCACCTTCCTGATGAGTTCCGTGATTCTTCTTATCCGCGTGATTTCCCTTTCTGGTGTCCCACCTTAGATTCTTCAAAGCCGGGTTGGTGCGATCTCCGTCGTTGTGGCAGCACTCCATACCCTTGGGGCAATCACCCAGAAAGCTCTCAATAACCAAGCGATGCAGCAACTCCTGCTTTCGCTTTCCTTTTTTGGTTAAGTTCACACAGAGGTACCCAGTTCTCTTGTGTACAAAAGGAGTTACCAGAGACCCCCCATACATTCTTTTTCCAAATGCTGTGATCCCAAGCCTTGGTATTGAGCGAACTCCTCCAAGGTTGGACACTTCATACAAACCTTCCCATCCTCTGGCCGCCACCCAGCCCTCTTCATGCCCGCTCATGCCGCCGCCCTCCCGTATGCCGCCACCCAGTCAAAGCCGCGGCGAGATTCATCCCCGAACTTCACGCCCTGCTGGGCGCCGAAGGATTGGGCCAGCTCAATGAGATCGCGCATCTCGCGCACGGTCATCTTGGAAGTGGACTTACCCAGCACCACGAAGCCATTGCCGTCGATGTTCGGCACCACGTCCTGCTGGTACAGGGCGGCGGAGAGAACGTGCTTCCAGTCCTCCTTGGAGAGCTTGCGGCCGTGCCAGTTGACCTGCTCGGCGATGTCGGTCATTACCGCCCAAAACAGAGCGTTCTGGGCCAGGGTCCGGGTCATCTCCTTGATTTCGATGACAAGCGGCTTGTCCTGGTCAACCGGCAGGCTTGCTACCAGCTGGCAGGCGCGGGTGCGGATTTCAGGACTGCGCAGAAAGTGCTTTGGATATTGGCTCATCCTCACCCCCGCTTGGCTTTGTTGCGGCGCTTGGCGGCGGCACGTTGGCGTTTGGCGGCCCAGTCATTGCGCGGGTTTGTGATGCAGTATGAGCTGCTCGGATTAAAAAACAGGGCTGGCGGAAGCGGTTGGAAATAGCGACCAACTTGAGTGATGGCTGCGACCAGTACGGATTGTGGAATCTTCATGCTGCCACCGCCTTAGCCGCAACGGCTTCCGCAGTGGGGAACGGAGAGAGGTGGTAGTGCCAAACCTGCTTGCCGTCGATGTTCTGGTGGTTGGCGTGCTTCACCCAGCCGTGGCAGCAGACTTCGCGCAGACGGGCGCTGATGGCTGCTTGGGTGTCGGCTTGGCCGAAGCGGCTCCAGCACTCGCGCTCGATGTCGCGCAGGGTGCGGGCTTTGCCGTCGCGCATGATGGCTATCACTCGCCCCATCTGAGTCGCAACGGATAGATCTCGGGTATTCGATTTGGTGGTCATAGTCTGGGTCCTTTGGTCAAACAGCCGGGTGGTCTATGTCCGACTTTCGTGCTCAGTCATCATGTTACGGCGCGATATACCCCCTGTCACGGGTTTGCAAGGGCCGCACCTCCAGAGTTATCCACAGCTCCATTTGCAACACCACCCCGCGACACCAGCACTGGCGCGCCTCTCAGCCGTTCAGCCTCCTCCGCCACTTGCTCAGGCGTCGTATCGAGTACCAGCCAATGCCCTGCCCCGCGCTGGCAATCGGTGTTCCCCAGCACGGCGATCTCGTCGGCCACCTCGAGCTGCACCCGCTCCCCGCACCAGCCCCGCACGGCGGGATAGATCACCACCCGGCAGAACTTCGCGGCCACGACCGCGGCGATCACATCAGGATTGAACATCGGACAGCCCTCCCCGCTTGAACAGCGCCTTGAGGCTTTCCACCCCCCGCTGGCCGGTCTGCTGGTAAAACTCAGGGCTGTGCTGGATCTGCTCCCGCGACGGCAACCCCTTGCGCACCTGGGCCCCCAGGTCCTCCCCGGCGACAACACGGCGCAGCAACTGCGCGTAGGCCTGCTCGAACACCGGGCGGTAGGCGTCAAGGCTCAACGTCTGGCGCTCCCAGCTCGTCGCTTTGGCCGCCAGCTCCACTGCGGGATGGGTAAACCGGCGGGTGCGTACCTCGACCAGTGCAGTATCCAGCGTCGGCAGCCCCAGCGATTCCGGCGTGATCTGGCACCACCGGATAAACCTGCTGGTGCTCGGAAACCACTCTCCACCCTGGCTGCGTGCAGTGCGCATTCCCTGGCTCAGCTGATCACGGCTGGTGCAGTTGGCCTCGACCAGCGCCACGGTCCACTCTCGCAACGCCCTGGCCTGCATCTCGGGATTGGGGAAAGCCCGCTGCCAAGCAGGAAAGATCACCTTGAGCTGCTCGAACAGCCTGGCGACCACCTGGGTATCCTGCTCGGTGACCACCGCAGCCACCGGGCGAACCGGCACGGTCGGCAGCTCGCTCGGCATGCTGGCAAGGACCTCGCTCAACGGTTTCATGGTCATCAGTACCCCTCCTGGATCAGCTGGTTGAGCTTGTCGGCGGTCATTGTCTTGGTCAGATCCCACTCGTCCCCGCGCGCCGGCTGGCGCACCACCCCGGCACGCTTGGCGGTGAGCTTGTCCCACTGCTTGCGCAGGGTCTTGGGGCACAGCACGTTGGCTGACCAGAACGGGTCGAGGTTGGCCCACTTGAACAGCGAGCAGATTTCGTGATGGGTGTACCCAAGCTGGGTGCGCATCAGGCGGATGTCGTTCGCCCACTGCGCCCAGTTGGGGGCCTTGGCAGTCGGGTTCACCACCAAGACCTTGCCGTGAATGAACTCGGCTGCGGTCAGGTCATCCTGGGTCCCCCAGAATTTCCCACTCGGGGTCTGGATGGCGGCATCGGGTCGGGTTTTCTCAGCGGGTGAAGAAACCGACTCATTGCCTTCGGTGTCGGAGAGCGCTTCAGCGTTCTTCGACGAAGAGATCTTTATCTGTTCCTTTCTTTTGTAGTTTTCTTTTGTTGTGGACGGATTTCCGTGATTCGAATCTCGGATTTCCGTGATTTTATTCACGGATTTCCGTGATGCTTTCACGGATTTCCGTGCGGCGTCTCTGGACTCAATTTTGTCCGAAATCCATTCAGAAATGACCTTGTTTACCGCCACCATGAAGAAGATGCCACTCCCCCGCTCAATCTTCAGGATGTTGCGCTTCTCCAACTCCACCACTGCATCCTTGATGCGGTTGCTATGAAGACCTGTCAGCTCGGCCAGGTAACCGGTGTGAACGCGATCCTTCGCCTTACGGTAGCCATAGGTTTGACGAATCACAGCCATTACCACCTGACTCTGCGTGCCGCTCATTTTGGTGCGCATCAGTGCATCCAACAGCTCATTGGCGACACGGGTAAACCCATCATCAAGATCTGCGACCACGCGGGCCTCCTTCTGAGGGGGGTTATGTGGGGCGCTGGGCCCCGGGAATTTAAGAACGGTGCTCATGCCTACCCCTTACCCACAAAGGCCATATTTGGAACTGCACACCTCGACGTCGATCGCTTTGGTGACCAGGTCATAGGTTTTGCCACCTCGACCGGTGCGTGACCACTCGACGGCGTCATAGATGGATCCACCGATGACGTTGCCACGGGGACCGAGCATGCAAGTTCCCTTGTAAGCCTCGACATCCACCACGAAAGCACGATGTAGCAGACGGGAGTTAACCCCCAGCTTGGCCTTGTCGCCGAACGACTTGAATTGGCGGCGGTCAACGTGGCCAACCATCATCCAGTGGATCCAGCGCGACACCATGGCGACCTGCTGCTCCCACTTGGCCACCCGCTCAATCTCTTCTGGCCAACGGGCGGCGATCTCTGCCAGCTCGGGCTTGGCCGCCAGAATGCAGGGCATGCACCCAACGCGCTCCATCCCCTGGGAATAGAGGGGATTCGGCTTGATGCCAAAATAGCGATAGAGTGCGAACACATCGGCGGCTGACCACTGATGGATCGGCAAGAAGTTGAACAGGTGGCCGTTGCTGTCGCGCTTGTCCTCTGAAAATCGGTCGTAGGTGGCCCGTTTTTCTGACTCATCAGCCCGAACGCCAGACCACTGAACAACATCCGTACCGGCGTCCAGCAGGGGGGAGAGTACCGTGTCGAACACCACCTGAATTTTCAGCTCGTCGGTGCAGAATCGCTGGCGACCAAGGGGGAATCCTCCGTGGATCAGCGCCATATCCAGGAACGGATTTCCGGAGCGTTGCAGTGCCGACAAGGCCGCATCAAGCGGGGTGTCGAACTCACCCCAACCGAGCGCCTGGGCACGATTTCGCCACAACTCAGCAAACGCCGTATCGGCGCGCGCCAGCGAAGGCATGACGATGCCTCTATAGGCACCAGCCATCACCGTCTGCTTGCGCTGCCAAGCTTTGGCAATCTTTTCACGGCGCTTGTCGAACAGCTCCTGTGGGTAGTCTGCCGAGACAATCTCGACAGGATCACCTCCCCGTTGCAGATGCAGGGTTTTCAGATGCTGCAGAGTGATCGGGTGCTCGTTGCCGGTGTCGGCCGCTACCGAGCGATAGTTGTCGCCGAAGATGGCGCGGGCCAGCAACTCGGTGGCGCCGCTATCCTTGCCGCCGGAGTTGTTGACGATGACCTGGTGGCCATCGTCAATGCCGAACTCTGCGCAGTAACCGCGGTATGCCTTCAAGACTTCGGCGATTTTGGCGGCGATGTCGCTGATGTGAAGGGCTGGGCTCATTGCGTTCATGCTGCAACCTCCTGCTCGGTGTACTCACAGGCGGGGCACTCGTAGGCGCGGTCATTGGTGCCGGACTGCAGCTCACTGCCGCACAGCGGGCAATGGTCGAGATCATGCGGCAAGGAATGGCCCCCATGGGCCAGGGTCGGATTGGTCATTGGTCAGGTCCTGATTCAGTAAGCCTGGTGGTGAGGCAGGCGAATGGTGGTTATGCGCTAGGCTGGTTCTCGGCGCGTTCAAGGGTGCGAGCCTCAAGCTCGCGGGCCAGGCGCAGGGCCTGCCGGTCGGTACCGGCGGCATGCGCAGTCGAAATCAGCGGCTCGTCGAGGGCTAGGGCCAGCTCGTGCATGACCGACTTCAGGATGATGTTGTCGCGATCGCTGACGTGCTGGGATGCCGGGCGCGGCGGACGTAATTGCATGGTCATGGGGTTACCTCCCGAGGACGAAGTTGATGAGTTTTTGCAGGGGGCGCAGTGGGCGCTCCTCGTTGTAGACGGCCTCGTCTTCCTGGCTGAACTGCAGCAGGCCGCGCTCAGGCAGGCCGGAACCTTCCAGGATCTCCTCGACAGTCACGGGCGGAAATCCCTGCTCGAGCAAGCTCCGATTGGCCCGTTTGACGGCCCTCGCCAAGATGCCGGGCTCATGCTGAGATATGGCCTGGAGCAGGATCAGCAGCGAGGTGCGGGCAAATGCGGTTTCAGTCATGCCACACTCGGCGCCGACTTCCTTCCATACCTGGCGCTGTGCGGGGTTTCCGCGGACGCGAAGTGGAGAAACGGTGCTCATATTTTCATGGTCTGGCTGGGCAAGTCTTCCCATGGGGTTGGTCCTCTGTGTTGGATAGGAAAGCGGGCCGGTGGTCAGGCGGCGATGGGCTTCAAATAGCCAAGGTCGATCAGGCGTCGGGTCAGCCACTGCTGGCCTTTTCCTGTCACCATGGGCGTGAAGGTAGGGACGGTCTCATCGTTGTGGGTGCGGGTGCCCTCCTTGACGGTGAAGTATCCACGCTCGATGTAGTCCTGAAACGGCAGGTTGTGCCGGTTCCCGCCGCTCATCAGGATGCGATGATCGCGCAACGCCTTGAACAGCACGTTCTGGCCGAGACCGACGGCGCGGGCGTAATTGCCTATGTTGACGCCCTTGTCATCACCGGCAACGCGATCGGCAAACGCCACCTTGGGAGCCTGAACCGCCAGCAGATGGTTTTTCTGCTCCACTTCCAGCGCAAGGCGGCCGGCCTCAAGCAGCGCGGCGGCATAGGTCTGCGGGATCTGCGGCCCCTGCTGGGATTCCAGCTCCTGCCAGCGCTTGATGATCGCCATGCGCAGGGCGGCACTGTAGCCAGCAACCAGGCAGAGGCTTTCCTCCTTGGTCAGCAACAGGCAAGGCTGGGTGCGGCCTCTACCGTCTTTGTAATCGCCTGCTTTTTCAGGAGATTGAATTTCGACCAGCATTTTACGGATATCGGCCAGCACGTTGTCATGCCGCTTTCCTGTCAGTTCAGCGATCTCTACGCTGCTCATGGTCTGGTCGTTGTTGTTGATAAGGCTCAGATTGGTCATGGTCTTGGGTCCTGTGGATGGTTGGGCGACTGGTTAGGCTGCCTGCTGGGTAGGATGGTCCTGCTCCTTGAGCAGGGGGTAATCCTCCAGGCCCAGCCGCAGCTCGCCGTTGCTGGCGATGACAAAGCTAACTGCATGCTGGGCGGGAATCACCTCACCCCACTTCACCGCGAGGCTGCGGGAGATGCCGATCGCCTTCATTGCGCGGGCCATGTTGCCGAAATATCCGATTACTTCATGTTTCTTCATTGGTCTGGGTCCTTTTGTGGTTGCATTGAAATAATGTCCTCTACAGAGAACGATGTCAACCGCAGACGTCGCCCAAAGTGATCGACAACGGAATTACAATTTAGTCTCTAAAGAGAACAAGAGGTTATTGATGAAAACTTTCGGGCAACGCCTTGAAGAAAAGCTGCAAGAGTTGGGCATCAGCATGTCTGAGCTTGCTCGCCGTACCGGCTTATCCAAGAGCGTGATCAGCAACACCATCAATAACCCGAATCGTGAAATGCGAGTGTCATCCCTGATCTCCATTGCCAGGGTGCTGAAGGTTGACCCTATTTGGCTATACACCGGTCGCAGCAGCGGTGAGTTGCTAAACGACATTCAGTTCAATTCGGATAAAGTGCCGGTCTGGACCTTGGATGACGTGGGGAACCTGGCAACAGATATGCTGCCGAACATGAATAGCGGGCGGTATGTGGTGGCAGAGAACCAAAGCCACAGCATTGCCATCGAGGCCACAAACGATCACCTATCAAAATCAGGCATTGTGGCCGGTGACATCTGCATCTTCAGCTTGGCTGACCGCACTCCAGAGGAGGGTGCTGTAATGCTGATCAGGCTCGAAAAGAATGATCAAGCGCGGCTGCTAAGGGCAATGTCGGGGATTGATGGATGGGTTTACGGTGTAGACGATCCAAGGCTTGGCACGGTCACATCCAGTGAGGCTATCGTGCTTGGCAAGTTGTCAGAACTGAGGCGCAACGAGATCAAGTAATCCCCCTCTCCTCTCCCTCCCCTTAACCCGCTTCGGCGGGTTTTTTGTTGTTCAAAAAAAATATCGTTTATTTTAGAGATCGGTGTTGACCAATCGTTCTCTAAAGAATACAGTTTGCATATCGTCCTCTTGAGAGAACGACCAAGGCCGGGAGCAACAAGGGGCAGCGTGGAAGGCGGCCAATCGTGGTGAAGGTCTTGGGGAACCTCCCGCTCTGGCGGAGTAAAAGGCCAGAAGACAACCGGGGGTGGTATGTATCAGCTCATGATGTTGTCGCTACTGGTAACGCTTTGCCTTGGGCGTTGTCCAGGCCGAAGACCAGATAATGGTCATGAATCGGAAACCTGTCGGGAGCACTCAGCTCTCAGTGTGACAAAGAGTTTTGGGCTCTTGGTTTAGCGATACAAGGCAAATTGTTCTCTAGGTGTCATCGAGGCGGCGACCGAGAGATAGATCCCGCCTAGTTCGTAGCAATACGCGCCGCGTGTTTATCCGAACCGAGCTTGCTGGAAGGTGAGCGCACAACTGGGATTGCATTGGTAGGCATCAAAAGCCGGTGACGAGCTAGGTCACCAAAGCGATGACGACGCGAACTGGAGTAGCAACCAACAGTGCAATCCGCAGTTGTGGTGAATGCGCAGGCTGATGCGCGAAGGACGGGAAGCTCGAAGAATCTCCCGGTGGAAAGGGGTAAGCCGAGTCAGGTAGACACTGAAATGCCGGAGTTCAGCACCGGCCACCACAACGAACATCCGCCTTTAGCGCAGCCTGGTAGCGCATCTGGTTTGGGACCAGAGGGTCGCAGGTTCAAGTCCTGCAAGGCGGACCAAATTAGACACCCAGCAATCAGGACCCAGCCCCAGCCAGGGCAGCAGTAAAGCGCCTGACCAGCGCGTAAGAACGACAAAGCCCGCACAGGGCGGGCTTTGAAGGACCGGGGTACCAACCCAGTCGGAGAATGCCGAGGGACCAACCCCGACAATCAGGACCCAGCCAGTCAACCAGCTGGAATTAGCGAGGACCAACTCGCCAACAGGAGTAAATGTACCATGACCCAGAACATTTTTTCCAGAGCCGCGCAACGCGCAGACCAGATCATCGCCACTATCGCTGATCACGTAAGCGGAAACAAAGCTCGCAGAGCACGCCTCCATCGCCGCGTCAGCGAAATCGCAGACGACATCCGCCGCCAAAAGTTGGCAGAAAAGCGCGCCATCGCCAATGAGCGACTTGGCCGCATCCCGAAAGGTCACAGAGCCATGCTGAACGCACGCACGCAGTACCACCTCGAATCCATCTGATTTGCAGGGTCTGGCGCTTCCCTCATAGCGCCGTAGCCAAAGCCCATTTCAACAAGTGCCACAAGTGCGCTTTGGCTTCTTGCAACCTCTTTTTGCCAAAAGAAGCAGCGTTGCACCGCTCCTTAACAGTCTGGAACCGGCTCACAACCACGAATCCCGATGCCGGTAGGGATGCGCCGATAACCCGTCAATTCGGAAAGCGGTGCGTGAATGTGAATGGATCCCGGCTTGCGAGCCGGTATCCCAAGGCGGCTCCGGTGGAGCTGGCAACACCATAGCGTCGAAGCTGTGGCCGCCTTCGGATAACCAAGAGGACCCAGACCATGAAGCAACTGACCGAGGCCCAGGTAATGGGCTTTCGCGGCTCCATGCCGCCCCGCACGGAACACCGCTACAGCGTGAGCGTCGAACCCAGCGCAGCAGAGCGCCGCAGCGCCCACGAACGCACCGCCACCCGCCGCGCCATCGAGGAGTATCACGAGAAGCGCGCCCTGCAGCGTGAACTGGAGTTATAGCCATGACCAGAGAATCCGCTCTGCTGGCTCTGCTCGAAAGCCGCGAAGCCGAGGCGAACGCCAAAGCCGAGTGGATCGCCGAGTGGGCAGCCACCAACCGACCGCTCCTGATGGCAGGCATGCTGAGCACCGACCCGGCCACCCTGCTGTGTGAGCTCAACAACGACCAGCATCGCCAGTACAACCAAGCCATCTGGCTGCTGATGAATGACGGCGACCACTCCCATCTGGTGCAGTTTGTCCAGCAGGTGGTGGATGCCGGCCTTTCCGACCTTGCCAATGACGCATGGAGCAACCATCTCGCCGACCTGCAAACCGCCATGAGCGAGGAGCAGTGGCAGCAATACCAGCACAGGAGCGCAGCATGACCATAAAGCACACACCTGAGCCGTGGGGTGTTCATCAGGATGCGAGTGGTGACGTATTCATCTCATCCGCTGAAACATCATTCCACATTGCAGAGGTTGGAAGTGAGGATGACGAAACCGCCATTCCTGACGCCCGCCGCATCGTGGCCTGCGTGAATGCTTGCCGCAACCTATCGAACGATGAGCTTGAGCAAAAAGGGCTTGTTACCTCCATTAGTGCAAGATTTCTTGCCGCTGAACGGTCGCGCGACGAGCTGCTGGCGGCTCTGGAGCTGATGGTTGCAATCCATGATGAGCCATCTGGCTTTTCTGGTAAGTACGGGAAAGCCCTAGACGATGCGATTCAGGCCCAAGAAGAAAAGATCGACGAGAGACTTCTTATGGCCCGCACCGCCATCGCCAAAGCCAAAGGCGGTGCAGCATGAACGCCGCCGTAGATACCAGCCTGGCCCTGCCGCAAGGTCTGGTGCTGGGCCTCTCCAACGAGGAGTACCACTCCGGCCCCGGCATCAGCAAATCCCAGCTCGACGACATCGCCGAGAGCCCAGCCACCTACATCTGGCGCAAGAGCGCGCCTGTCGATGAGGAAAAGCTCAAGGCGCTGGATATGGGCACCGCCCTGCACTGCTTGCTGCTGGAGCCGGAAGAGTTCGAGGATCGCTTCATCATCGCCCCTGAGTTCAACCGCCGTACCAACGCTGGCAAGGATGAAGAGAAGGAGTTTCTGGCCAACTGCTCCGAGCTGGGCAAGACCATCATGACCGCAGAGGATGGGCGCAAGCTGCAGCTGATGCGCGAAAGCGTGTTCGCCCATCCTGACGCCCGCTGGCTACTGGAGCAGGACGGACTCTGCGAGGGGTCGCTCTATTGGACTGACCGCGAGACAGAAGAGCTCTGCCGCTGCCGGCCAGACAAGAAGCTCAACAACTACCCCATCATGGCTGACGTCAAGAAGGTGGACGACATGTCCCGCTTCGAGCGTCACGTCGAGGAATTTCGCTACCACGTTCAGGACGCCATGTACTCCGATGGCTATCTCGAGATTTACGGCGAGATCCCGGACTTCATCTTTATCGCGGTCAGCTCATCCATTGAGTGCGGCCGCTACCCAGTGCGGGTTCGCCCGCTGGAGCAGGAGTGGAAAGAGGCAGGCAAAGACCTCTACCGCCGCGACCTGCGCAAATTCCACGAGTGCCGAGTTAACAACGACTGGCACGACCTGATACCACTTACCCGCCCGGCATGGGCAAGGAGAGCAACGTGAACAACACCCAGATTGCCGAATACGGCAACCAGCAAACCGCAGTAGCCCCGCAGGGCATGGGGCAAAACCTCACCCTCGACGTGGCCAGCATGAACTCCATGGTTAACCTCGCCAACATCATGGCGACCGGCAAGGCAACCATCCCGCAGGAATACCGCAACAGCCCGGGGGACTGCCTGGCTGTGGTGATGCAGGCGGTACAGTGGGGCATGAACCCGTTTGCCGTAGCCCAGAAGACACACTTCGTATCCGGCAAGATTGGCTACGAGGCGCAACTGGTCAACGCGGTGATCACCGCCCTCGCCCCCACAAAAGACCGCCTCCACTTCGAGTGGTTCGGGGATTGGAGCAGGGTGATCGGCAAGTTCGATATCAGAAAGGGGGATAAAGGTGAATATCGCGTCCCCGGCTGGACACTGAAAGATGAAGAGGGCCTTGGCATCAAGGTGTGGGCCACCATCAAGGGCGAGGACGAACCGCGAATGCTGGAGCTGTTCCTTGCTCAGGCGCGCACACGCAACTCCACGCTCTGGGCTGATGACCCTCGCCAGCAGCTGGCGTATCTGGCCACCAAGCGCTGGGCGCGCCTCTACTGCCCTGACGTGATTATGGGTGTTTACACGCCGGATGAGTTCGAAGGTGAGCGGATCGAGCGTGATGTGACGCCACCGCCCTCTGGCAGCCGTGCTCTCGACGCAATGCGCACACCACGGACGGTGATTGAGGCTGAACCTCAGCATCAGCCAGTGCCGCGACAGGAAGTAGATGCTGGTGAACAGGTTGACCACGCCAGCGCCTACGCCGACCACTGCGCCGCCATTGAGGCGGCCAGCGATACCACCGAGTGGCAGCAGGCCTACACCGCTGCTTGGGCCTGGGCCAGCGAAACCGGCGACAAAGAGATCGAGAAAGGCATCAAGCAGATCGCCGGCGAGCGCAAGAAACAGCTCGACAAATCACAAGTGTAACCAACCACTTCAACCCATCCAGCCCGCCAACCAGTGGGCTTTTTTATGGCCGAGCGCCACAAGGACCCCATCATGACCGAACAAGCCAAGACCGATACCGCCCAGACCCAGCTGGTTGTCATCGAACCCACTACCGCTGTCGCCCTGTTCACCGAAGGCCAGGGTATTGCTGAACTGCTGGCCGACATCCGCCAAAAGGCGACCAGCCTGGTGCCCGACATCACCACCACCAAGGGCCGCAAGGAGATCGCCAGCGTCGCCTACGCCGTGGCCAAGACCAAGACCTATCTGGAAGGGTTCGGCAAGGAGCTGACTGACAAGTACAAGGAGATCCCCAAGCGCATCGATGCGAACCGCAAGACCATACGTGATGACCTCGATGCCCTGAAAGACGAGGTGCGCGCCCCGCTCACCCAGTACGAAGCGGCAGAATCAGCCAGAGTGGAAGCCCTGCAGGGCCGCCTCGCCCGCCTCAATGAGCTGGGCGCCTCCGCCAGCATCGAGATCACCGCCGCCGACCTGCAGGTCATGCTGCAGGAAGCGGAACAGACCGCACTGGATGACACCTGGCAAGAGCTGCTGCCCCAGGCGACTGTCGCCAAGGAGCTGGCGACCAAGCGCATTGGCGAAGCGCTGGCATCCCGCCAGAAGTACGAAGCCGAGCAGGCCGAGCTGGAGCTGCTGCGCCAGAAACAGGCTGAGCAGGAACGCCTCGACCGCGAGCGCCAGATAGCCGAGCAGGCTGCGGAGCGGGCCCGCATCCAGGAAGAAAATCGCCAGCGCCTGGAGCGTGAGGCAGCACAGCACCGTGAGCTGGAGGCCCAACGCCAAGCCCAGGCTGCCCGCGAGCGTGAAGAGCAGGCCCGCCGCGACGCCGAAGCTGCCGAGCTTGCCCGCCAGAAGGCCGAAGCCAACGCCGCGCGCCAGGCAGAAGAAGCCGCCGCCCGCGCCGCCGAGCAAGAACGCCAGCGCATCGCACAGGAGCAGGCTCACAAGCGGCAGGAAGAGGAGCGCCGAGCCGCAGACGTGGAGCACCGCCGCACCATCAACAACGCCATCCTGATGGACCTGATGGGGCTTGGCATTGAAGAGGACAAGGCCATCAACCTCATCAAACAGATCGCCAGCAACAAGATCGATCACCTGAGCATCAACTACTGACCAACAAGCCCCGCCGCCAACGGGGCTTTCGCTTTACAACAGGACCCGCACCATGACCACTGAACTGAACCCCAGTGAGGCAACCAGCCTTGCCCTGAACACCATCACCAACCAGATCCGACTGCTGGCAGACATGCCGGCCGAACACTGCAAGCAGGCCGTCGCCGGGCTGGAGCCTATCGTTACAGCCAACCTGACCATGATCAGCGAGTCGGCCAACGCCCATATTGACGATTTCAACGGACTCATCGACCAGCTGGTAGCCCGGGATGGCGAGCTGGATGAGCAGATCGCACTGGTCAGCCAGCTGCGCCAGCAGGTAGCCGAAGCCGAGCAGCGCATTGCGGCCGCGCGGCAAGAAGGAGCCGCCGAGCTGGAAGCCAAGGCAGACGAGCTCTACAAGGCGCAGCGCGCCCTGAACGAGGTAGAGACCAAATTCAGTGCCCTGCAGTACACCTCCCGCCAACTGGAACGCCAGCTGGCCGACTTCAACGCCATGGATCCAGCCGGCATGAAGCGCCGCATCAAGGAGAAGAACGAGCTGCTGGAGGTGCAACGCACGGCGATCGCCAAGCACAAGGGCAACGAGGCGGCCTACCGCTCGGAAGTGTTGAAGCTGGAGCGCCGTATCAATGAGCTGCTTGGCTCCATCAACGACCAGGATCGCGAGCTGGAGCGCCGCCACACCGTCATCATGGAGCTGGAGAGCGCCCGCGCTGCCAAGTTGGTCTGGCACAAACACCTCGGCAACACCTACAAGGGCGAGGATGGCACGCTCTGGAACGTCTACCTGGTGGATTACGGCCTGCGGTCCAACCTCCCCTACCTCATCAACGATCTCAACTGGAAGCTGCACGCCATGAAATCCGACGGCTCAGGCTGCTCGGTCATGTTGAGTCAGTGGATGAACCCCATTTACCCGATCCCCTATGGAGCTGACGCTCCGGACGATATGACCCGGGACATCTTCGCCTTCATGCAGGAGGCCCTGGAGCAGAGTCATCCCCACCTGCAGCCCCGCACCGAATGGGCCAAGACGGTCAGCATTCACGAGTGTGGCCTGCCGCCGCGCACCATCAAGCCACTGCTCGAAGCGGGGATCGACACCCTCTACAAGGTAATGAGCCACCAGGGGAACAAGCTGGACAAGGTGAAGGGGATTGGCGAGAAGCTGGTCGGCCAGATCGTCTACGCCTGCGAGCTCAAGGTGAAGCTGTGGGAGGAGCAGTTCGCAGCCAGCCAGCAACCGGAACAGCACAAGGAGGCGGCATGACAGGCTTCTACCTGCGCGACACCAGAAGCAATGTAGGCAGCACCTGCATGTTCTGGGCTGAGAACGGCAACGGCTACACCACCAATCTCGACAGGGCGCACGTCTACACTCTGGAGGAAGCGCAGCGCCACTTCAACGACCGCCATACCGATGTGCCGCTCTGCAAAGCGCTGGTCGATGATCTCGCCACCGTGCGAGTGGACCACCAGTATCTTGATGAGAGCCAGGGCGGATTGGGTGCGGATGGCGGTAAATACGTCATTCACGTCAACCGCGGTGACTACGATGGCAACGACGTTTACTGGAAGGCCGAGCGCGGTCGCACGGTGAACCTTTCAGACGCCCTGGTGCTGACCAAGGATGAAGCTGAGCAGGCCATGCGGTTTCTGGATGATGCTGCCATCTACCCGTTTCTGTATGCCGTCTCCATCAGTCGCCGCACATTCCAGGCGCGCAACGTCAATGAGCGCCGCATGGTCACCGCTGCCGGGATCCGTAAGCCAAAGCGCCCACGGAAACGTCAGACCACCGGCCGCACCCGCGGCAACTGCTATCTCTGCGGAAAGGTTACCTGGGGGTTCAGCCCATACGAGGCGTACAGCTGCGCAGAGGCGGCCAGAGAGAAGTATGGCGCCAGCCACATTGATGACTGCGAGGACGCGGCCAGATACAGCAAAGCCAGAAAGGAGATCGCCAATGGCTGACTATCGCGGCTCCACTACCCCAGAAGCCACCCGCGACATGACCCAGACCCCGCTCTATCTGTTCAGGGCGCTGGATCTGGAATTCAACTTCGCCCTCGATGCCGCCGCCCTACCGGAAACTGCGCTCTGTGATAATTACCTGACGCCGGATATCGACGCCCTAAGCGTGGACTGGGGCGACTTTATCAGCCCGTCAGTGCGCTCGCCGTGGGCATGGCTCAACCCGCCCTACTCCGATATCGGTCCATGGGTGGAAAAGGCCATCGAGCAGCAGGGGCGCGGCATCGGTACCGTCATGCTGGTCCCCCAAGACACCAGCACCGAATGGTATCCCGGTGTGCGCGCCAGCGAGGTGCGGCACATCACCGGCTACCACGATGCCAGTGGCAAGTGGCGCAACGGCCGGGTGAGCTTCATCAACAAGGCCACCGGCGAGGAGATGAAGGGCAACCCCAAGGGCTCCATGCTCCTCATCTTCGCACCCAACTGGCGCGGCGAATGCCGGATCCGTGATGTCAGCAAGCTCACGCTGCTGCTGACCGGAGCAGAGCCCATCAGCGCTGCCGCCTGATACCCCCAACCCATCCACCGCCAGCCACACAGGAACGGTGGATATCTCATAGGACTCTCATGCAAAAGACAGAAAACCCCTACTGCGGCGCAGTAGTCATCGGGTTGGGTGTCGTCATGCCCCATCCCAAGCAGCCCGGCAAGTTCGTCCTGCCAGGCGGCATCACCTGCGACCGGCAAACCGCCGAGGCCGCAGCCAAGAAGATCCACGACCTGCAGGCCAAGAAAGCCCGCAACTAACCGACCAAAGGACCCAGACCATGAACCATTCCGTTATCAAATCCGCCAGCATCTACAGTGCCAAGCTCCCAGCCATCGCAGCAATGCGCGAACACCTGGCCGAGCTCTCCTTCACTCCGCTCACTGAAAATCAGCTCAGCTGCGCCGGGTTCGAGAACAACCAGGTGACCGGCGAGCTTGTTACCAACCTGCCAGGCGTCGGCTACGCATTCGTCGTGCGCCAAGACACCAAGCTCATTCCGACCAAGATCGTCAACCGCAAGCTCAAAGAGCGCGTTGATGCGCTGATCAGCTCCGGTCTGCGGGAGAAGGTTACTCGCAAAGAGAAGCTGGCCATGAAGGACCAATTGATTGTTGAGATGGCCGCCACAGCTGAATATGAAACCACGCTCATCCACGCCCTGTACGACCAGAGCAACGAGTTGCTGTACCTCAACACCACCACCAAGCGCCCGCTCAAGGTGGTCATGCACCTGCTGGTGAAGTGCATGGGCTCCCTCAAGACCCAGACCATCCACATCGACGACATCAAGATGGGGATCAGCAACCGCCTGAAAGACTACCTGACCGATAGTGCAGAGCGCCCGGAAGCGCTCGGCCCCTTCTCCCCGCTCCAGTTCGTCAAGCTCAAGTCTGCCGACACCGCGCAAGAGATGGTGACCTTCAAGGGCATGGATCTCAACGGGGATCGCGCATCCGATGTGGTTTCCCTGCTGGAAGCTGGCTACCAGGTGGAAGAGCTGGAGCTGTGGCACGAACCCATCAGCTTCAAGCTGAACAGTGATTTCAGCCTGCGAGCCATCGCCATGCCGGATTACGACTCGGACGATGACGCCGATGACTACGCCCACCACTGGCGCCAGTGCAACGCTGCAAACCTCATCCTGCTGTCGAAGGCCATCACCGACCTCTGCACCATGATGGACTACCAAGCCCCGGCAGAGGAGAAGGCGGCATGACCGACATCACCATTACCGACACCAAAGAGGTCTGGGTGGTTTACACCAATACCGACCTTACCGAGGGGCGTGGGTATCAGTACCCGATCCACGTCTGCGGCTCACCCGCAACCGCCGCACGCATGGCGATACACAAGGGCGTCCAGGGGAGCGACGCCAACGTCAGCAAGGAGATCGCCGTGAAGGTGCGCGGCAGTTGGCTGGCTCCGGTGAGCATCATCGAGCCCAACGACGCAGATCGCCGCGCTGACGCGCTCAACGCCGAGCGCCTGCGGGTGATGGACAAGGCCCGGGCCGCTGGCCTGACGGACGACGAAATCAGAATGCTGGGGTGATGTATGAGCGAACACACCAAGGGCCTGCTGCGGGTAGGCCACTCGGGGGCGGTTGTGGCAGACCACCCCACCCCCGAAATGAGCGGCAGCGATACCGTCGAATACTACGGCGGCCACCTGGTCGCCGAGTCCGTCACCGCCGCCAATGCCCGGCGGCTGGTCGCCTGCTGGAATGCCTGTCACGGGCTGCCCACGGACGAGCTGGAGCAGAAGGGGCTTGTGGCGGCTGTCGGCAACCAGATGCTAGATCTTGAGCGGGATCGCGATGACTGGCAAAAAGCATTGGGGGCTGTGCTGGCAACGATCCCAAATAAGGATGTCGTCCGGGCGTCCGGCTCTGTCATGGATGCTGTCGCCTACTTCAAGCGCTTGCACCAGCACCGCGACACCCTTATCGAGGCGCTGAATGACGTGCAGGACGTGATGAACAACAGCCAGGGCGTGGCAGGCTGGCACAAGAACGGCGACATCGCCACCTGGGACGAGCTGCTGCCGGAGGTGGCAACCGCCCTCGATTTTGTCGGGCACCCCATCCCCAGCCACGCGGAGTTCATCCTCCACCAGATGATGGATGAACTTCAGGGGGTCATGGTTGAGCTGGACTCGCCGGGCGGCCCGGTGGGTGGTGCCGAACTGTGGGAGCGCATCAAGGCGGCCCGGGATCGCGTGCTGATGTATGGCACGCTGCACCCCCAGCAAGCGCAGCCAGATGCCGACTGGGCCGAGTCCACGACCACCCCGACCGAGCAGGACTACCGCGAGCTGCAAGCCCAGCACGACGCACTGCAAAGCCGACTCAAGGGGGCGCTGGATATGCTCGCGCAGGTACAACTCTATGTGGACGAGGCAGTCGAGTGCGCCCCCAGCAAACAGATAGCGGAGGGACACGCAATCCTCTCCGCCAATATCACAGCCACCCTGTCTGGCGACAGCAAGGAGCTGATCGCCCTGATGCAGGAGCAGAACCCGGGCGACGGGCTGGTCCTTATGTCGGACATTGCATCCCTCCAGCGCTACACCCTGGGCGGGCACTGCGATTCCTTCGGTCAAGGCTGCGGCGCCGAAATGGAGCAAGACGACGAGGGGGAATACGTCCTGCTGGCCGATGCCCTGGTACTGCCTGCCGCACCAATACCATCAGGAGGTGAGCCGTGCGATTCCGCGAGCCCATCATCCAGCCCGGCCTGACCCGCACCGAAGCCGAAGAGACCCGCGCCAGATACCTCCGCATCAACCCCGGCGCCCGGGTCACCATCGACAGCCAACCCGATAACCCCCAGCTCAAGACCCTGATAGCCCACCTCCCCGTCCTGCCGTTCAGGCAAGTCATGGATCCCGGCTTTATCGGGTACCGGGGCTGGCGGGCATAACCAGAGCCCCGGCCAGTCCGGGGCTTCCAATTCAAGGACTCACCATGGCGAAAATCTACATAGCCGGGCCGATGAGCGGCCTGCCGAACTTCAACCGCGACGCCTTCAACCTGGAGGCCGAACGCCTGCATGCCCTCGGGCATATCGCGCTCAACCCGGCGATCCTGCCGGATGGGCTGGAGCAACACGAGTACATGGCCATCTGCATCGAAATGGTCAAGATGGCCGATCAGCTGGTCATGCTGCCTGGCTGGGAGCGCAGCGCTGGCGCCAGAGCAGAGCATGCCCTGGCCATCAAGCTAGGCAAGCCGGTGATCCTCACTTCAATCCCGCACGAGGAGGCTGCATGAAGCCACGTATCGAGAAGAAGCTGAGCAAGAAGCTCCACACCATCCTTGGCAATACCATTGGAAAAGTGTGGGTCGATGATGAGCTGGACCTGAGCCAGCCGCACTGGCGCTCTCGCCAAGGCCGTGCAGATAGACCGCCACTCACCGGAAAGCAGGAGCGCCAGAACCGTGAGGTGCGGGTCAGCGTGAACCACATGCCGAGCATCGGCGGCGGCACTGATTACTGGGGCGAGGCGGAAGACTGGCACTCAGTCCTTTATGTGGCGAAAGAGGTATTGCTGTGGCACTTCGGAGAGGCTGATGAGGTGGCGCCGGGACAGGACCCCGACACCATCAATCCATGGCCGAAGCTCAAAGCCAATATGACCGGCGCCTGGGTCATCAAGCACGCCAAGATCTACGCCCTGCTGGAACAGGTCAAGGCAAACAATAGGGCCCGAGACAAGGCCAGGTTTGAGCAGCTTAAAGATGATGGCGTCATCCAGTGGCAGGCAGCAAAAGGAGGCTGGGTAGGTGAGTGCGTATGCTGCGAACAACTCACCCCAATCTATTGCACCCCTGCTGAGTTTGACCCGAATCATCACTACTGCGGCGGCTCGCCGCGCTGCTGCCCATAGGAGACTGACATGGCCAAGTATCGCTACGGGTTGTTCCAGGCTCCAGCCAAGACAGATCCCTTCATTGACGACCTTCAGACTGCTGAAGCGAAAGCGGAGGAGCTGTCACGCAGCCTCAACGGCGAACCGGTGGCTGTATGGGGTGAGAATGACGAGACGCTGACCCTGTTCGCTGGTTTCGAGCGGTTTAAGCCCGTTTGAACTGGCCGCTCTGAATAGCGGCCCTTCCTTCAACTCAATCGGCGCCCCATCCTCTGGGACAGGAGGGCCACGCCATGCAACAACTTCAACTGACCATCGACCAGGACAGCCAGCTTCTCAACGAGCTGGTCAGCGCCGTGCGCTCCCCCACCCTTTCCCGTTCGGCCAAGCTCGCCGAGATCGGCCGCATCCTGGCGCACTTCGACCTACCCATCGAAGCACCCCGGGTTGCCGGCCAGCTCTGGAGCGCAACCGATCTTGGAAAGGAGCTGGGGGTGAGCGCGCAAGCCATCGGCCGACTGGCCAACCTACACAACCTTAAGCGCCCCGCGTTCGGGGAGTATCGCCTTGACCAGGCGAGCAGTAGTAGAAAGCAGGTGGAATGCTTCCTCTACAACCGAGCGGGGCGGGATGAAATCACCAGGATAATGAGGACCAATCACCATGGGCACAGCAGCAGATCCAGCAGTAAGCCACATCCCGGGCCAGCTCATCATAATGAGAATGCCTGACGCCATCCCGCTCAGCACCTACCTGAGCACCATCGAGATCACCGACCGGGATACCATCAACAAGCGGATCCAGCGCGGTATCTGGCAGCTTGGGGTGCACATCGTCAACGTGGACGGGGTGAAGGAGCGTTGGGTCAACATCGCGGAGGTAACCAAGTGGGCAATGAAAAACAGCTCCCACGCGGCGTGAGCCTGCGCGGTGAGACCATCAACATCACCTTTACCTTCAAGGGGGTTCGCTGCCGAGAGCCCCTGTCCAACCTGCCCAACACCACGGCGAACGTGCGTTATGCATCCCGCCTGCTCGGCGAGATCCAGGGCAAGATAGAGCGCGGCCAGTTCGCCTACGCCGACTACTTCCCGAAATCCAAAAAGCTGCGCATGTTCGGCGGCGCCTCGATCGCCGCCAAGGTGTCTGACTATCTGGATGAGTACCTGCACCGCTGTGAAAGCCGTGGGCTAAGCCCGTCCACCATGGTCGGGTACCGCAAATGCCACAAGGCGCTGGCCGATCTGCACGGGATCACCGTATCGGAGCTGACCCCGGCACAAGTAAAGAACTGGCTGGTAAGACGCAGTACCACCGCCAAGACGGCCCGCAACCGGCTGTCGTTCCTGCGTAGTGCCATTGATGAAGCAGTCACTGATGGGCTGCTTCCATCAAATCCGGTGTCGCTGGTCACTGTCTCCAGGTATTTGGACGTGGATTCAGTTCCTGAACAGGGAGCCAAGGACGTGGATCCGTTCAACCCGGATGAAGTGGCCGCCATCATCTCGACCGCTCACGGCATCAACGAGCAGTGGGCAAACCTGTTCGCGTTCGCGTTCGCCACCGGCATGCGACCGTCTGAGATCTGCGCCCTGCGCTGGGGATCAATCGACTGGATTGGTAACACCGTGCAGGTGTCGGCCGCTAAAGTGGTGGGGGTCATCAAGACCACCAAGACCAGGGCAGGCACTCGCACTATCGAGCTGACGAGTGAGGCGCTGGCGGCGCTGGCCAGCCAGAAGCGTTTTACCTTTATGCGCGGCGAGTACGTGTTTGAAGATCCGAAGCTCAATGAGCCATGGTCTGGGGCTGAGTCCATCAGAAAGAAAGCCTGGCTCTACACCCTCCGGCGATCCGGTGTTCGCTATCGCCACCTTTACCAAACCCGCCACACCTTCGCCACGGCCAACATCAGCCGCGGCTGCAACCTGTTTTGGCTCGCCACACAGATGGGTCACAAAGGGCCGGAGATGCTATTTCGGCACTACGGATCCTACCTCGCCGAGTACGACGGCCAGACAGCAAAAGCGCCAATCCTGATCCAAAATCCACACGGAAAATAAAAAAGCCTTATAGTTCAATTGGTAAAGCTGCACAGTCCGGGGGTTCAAATCCCCCCAGCTCCACCAAACGTTTGGAAAGGGCCTCTTCTTCGGAAGAGGCCCTTTTTGTTGGTTATCGAGCAGTCTATTCAACCGTGCCGAGACTCCACGCACAGCCCAGCCACAAAAATGTTCACCGACAGCGCAAGCCGCTCTGGATACTAACGTTTAGACGTGCAGTACCACTCATCACGCCATTTTTCATTTTCAGCGCATCGCCATCAGCCAGGCACGGCGCTTTGTCATATTTTGGTAAACAGCCCGGCTTTGCCATCTCGTGCCGCCAGCCTCACCACACCTGTGTTTGTCCTGCCATCTCTCCCGTTTTTTCACCCGTTCCCGGTTTTTCATTTTTGATGGCGGGTTACACCAACACGTCAACACGTCAACACGTCAACACGTCAACACGTCAACACGTCAACACGTCAACACGTACGAATTTTAGACAATCTAACGAATAACAAAAAGGATTCCAATGATGCCAATACACGACATCCTTTCAGGATCTCTATTTACTGCTTCATCTTGAATACATGCCCCCCATTTTTAAGACTCTCTTTTCTCTGTGAGCCAATTCAATTTTTTGTATTTGAATACTGTCCGATTTCGGATAATCAATGCCGAAACGGGCAAGCCTTGATTTCAACCAAATACATATACTTCAACTAGTTATATGCATCACCCATGTGGTGTTATGCCCGTTTTGATTGCTTTACATCCGTTTTTCACTCGGTAAATCCTGCGTCAGATCACACATATTCCAAGTCACCTCCCCCTATAATCGGCTCATTCCAACAAAGCAGAGCCAATTATGTTGTCACCTCGCGTTATCGATATTGAAAAATATATTGTTCAAGCCGGTTCAGTCACCGTTAAGGAACTCTCCGAGCGTTTTTCAGTATCGCTGGAAACAATACGTCGTGATCTGCAGGAATTGGAATCCAATGGCTCTGTAAAAAGAGTGCATGGCGGTGCCATCTCTCTGGATAATGCCGATGCCGGGCTGGCATTCAATAAACGCAAGCACGAGAGTTCCATTGAAAAGAAGCTGATCGCCTATAAGGCGCTGGCCCTGATTAACCCCGGCGATATTATCATGCTCGATGCCAGTTCAACGTGTTGGTACCTGGCTGAAGCACTGCCAGATATATCCATGACGGTAATCACCAACTCATTTCGAAATGTGCTGAGCCTGGCAGTCAAGAAGAACATCAAGACCATCGCCATCGGTGGTGAATACTCTGAGAAATATGCCGCCTTCGTTGGCACCATTGCCAGTGGCAACATCAGCCAGTACCGGGTGGATACTCTTTTCTTCTCCTGCGCCGCCTACAGCAAAGGCAATGGCGTCTGGGAAAACAATGAGATAAACGCATCGACCAAGAAGGTGATGCTGGCCTCAGCCAGGCAGAAGGTATTGCTGGCTGATACCCGGAAAGAGAACCGCTCCGGAATTGTCAGGATCTGTCAATTCAACGATGTTGATGTAATTCTGACAGAAAAAGATGAAAACAATATAAGGCAATTAAGCAGATACAAAAAATAA